TTATGCCACGTCGATCCACTCAGCGCCTCGGCTGTCGCGGTACAGATCGGTCATTGTGGCCGAACGGTGACCGAGTAGTTTCTGGGCGTCACGGCCTTCAAGCTCATGAAGGCGTGCAGCCAGCGAGCGCTGTTCGTGAAAGGACGGTGGCTGGCGCCCGAAAGTTATCCCCAGCTTCACCCCAGCCTTGTCGCGCGCTTCTGCAAATGCAGAGCTCAGAGTGTCCAGAACCAGCGGCTGGCCAGCCTTTGCCCGGCCCGAAGCTTGTGCATGGTGCACCAGGTGTTGTGACAGAACGCGGTCGCGGCATTGTTTAATTACGTTGGATAGATCCAGGCCGACCGACTCGAGGCGAAGCGCGGTGCTGATCCGCAGCCTGGCCCCGGTCTTGGACTGAACGACATGAAGGAAGCCGTCGTGCACGTCCTTGAAAAGCATCGAGGCTATATCGTCCCGGCGCTGGCCAGTCAGCATCGCCAGCTCCATTGCCCTGCGAAGCCATGGTTTCTTGGCTTCCTCATAGATTGCCTTCCACAGTTCCAGCGTCAGCCGTTCGCGCTTGATGCTCACCCGCGCGGCCTTGGTCACTTCGACCGGGTTGGCGTCTGCCCAACCTCGCGCCTGAGCCTCGGCGAACACGTCTCGCAACAGCGAGCGCATCGCCCTGGCCATCTGCGCCTTGCCCTCTTTGGCCATGCCCGTCAGGTAATCGGCCACATCCATCGTTGTGATGTCCTTAATCCCCTTCGATCCGAAGACTGCCGTCAGGCGGTTTAGCCGCATACCCACGTTTTTATTGCTGCTGGCGGACAGCTTCCGCTCGGCGAACAGCTCGCGGTATTCGTCCAGCCATTCCGAGAACAGTTTTCCCGGCGCTGGCGCCGGCGTGCTCATGCGCTGTGCAAGCGTTGGCTTTATGGCGTCTGCATGGTTGGCGGCGACGGCCTCAACGATCGCCGCCTCCTTGTCCCTGCCCAGGCCGAATACGCGACCACTGATTGGGTCGCGGTAGGTGTAATAAGTGACGCCGTTGCGGGCGTCGGTCTTGCGGTAGAGATTGGGCGGAAGATCCTTTGACCCGGTGTTACGCGGCCTGGGCGCCATTGCGTGCTCTCTCTATTCTGCTGACCAGGCTCCCGCCGACGATCCGTGCGGGCTGTTGATCAGGTTCTTGGTAGTGGGCGTCGGACTCTACATAGTAGTTGCGCCCGTGCTTGACCGGTACCGGCGCGATTCGGCCCTCTCGGGCCCATTTGCGCAGGGTGTTGGGGCTTGGCGGCGTCTTGAACTCGGCCGCCGCCCATTCATCCAGGGTGACTTTGCTCATGGGTTACTCCCGCCGCCCACCGTGGGCCGCGCTGTCTTAATGATGTGGATGGCCAGGCCGAAGGTGATCAGCAGCCAGGCGCATGTGCCGGCGAATGCGTAGAGCAGTGCCTCGGTGGTGCCGGTGTACAGCAGGTCGAGCCCGAGCCAGCCGAACCAGCCGATGGTTCCTACCAGGTACAGAAAAGCGCCCAGCAGTATCAGGGTGAGTTTCATAGCGAACATGGGGTGTCCTTGCCGCGCTGGGCGGCAGAAGGTGGTTAATCCATTTGGTACCAGACGCCGCAGTCGACACCGTCGGCAGTCAGCGATTTGTACATGGCCTGCACGCCGACGTAGCGCCGGTTACCCTGGCCATCGAAGGGCGCACTGAGGTGAAAGGCGCGGGCATGGTAGGTGCTTGCTGCCTGCATCCAACCTTGAAGGCCGGCATCGTGCAGGGTCTTTTCGCGTAGCAGGCCGACCCGGAGGTATACGCGGTCGAGGTTCGCGCTACCGCCATCGTCCGGAGCGGCGGCTGCTGCGGCTTTACCTGCTTCGATGGCGCGCGCGACCGCCGCCACCAGCTTTGGCAACTTATCTTTGGTCATGAGGATACCTCGCCCGCCGCTCACCGGCAGGCATGTAGGGGGATTTGGGTTAGGCTGTTGCTTTGAAGGTGATGCCGAGCTCAGTAAGTGCATTGCGTACATCAATCACCGGCACCAGACCGATTGCACAATCCGCCGTGTCGTCTTTCTCGCGATCCAGGCGCCCGTCGTTGTCCCAGGCCTCGACGGCTGGCAGGTCCACCACTAGGGTTTCACGAGAGCGCTTGAACCAGTACCAGGCCCGGGCAACGCGCGGCACGCTGTAGCTGTCGCCCTGGCGCTGCAGTTTGATGAAAGCCACTGGCATCTTGCCGTTGTCGTCGCTGAAGGCTTGTTCGAACTGTTCCTGCATTGTCTGCGTCATGGCTTATTCACCTTGTAGATGAAGACGTAAGCGAACCAGAGGGGCGATCATGGCGTCACCCGCTTGAACTCGACCACCCAGACCCACGGGTTGGCGTCCCAGTCGCCGCCGGTGGAGTTCCACAGATTGGCGAACGCCCAGCGCGGACTCCCGAGGCATTCCTCATGGCTGGTGGTTTTGTCCCAGGCCCAGCCGGCGCGCTGCTGGTGGCCGGCCTGCGACGGACAAATGCCGACGTCTTTCCAGCCAGTGCCGCTGTGGCCGCACTTCTGGCCGTAGTCGGTGAAGAAGCAGCCCTCGGCCTTGGCTTGGTCTTCGCTGATGTCCTGCAACCGCTCGACGCGCACGCCGGTGATCTCCAGCAGGATGCGGCAGGCGGCGCGTGGCATATGAATGCTGGGCTTGTACTTCAAGCCGAAGTCTTTCCTTGCCTCGTCGCTGTGCGATCCGGGGCGGCAGTCTGCGGCGTAGGCGTAGCGCTGAAGCGGGCCGTCCGGGTCTGGGCGATGCTCAACACCGGTACCGCGCAGATCAATGAATGTCTCGCGCACCCACAGCCGATCACCGCGCCGCCCATATGGGCATCCGCCGTACATGGCAAGCTCAGCGGCGCATTCTTGTTCAGTCGCGCCAAAAGCGGCGAAACCCCAGCGTGGATGGTCTTGAACGACGGCAATCCACTGATGCTCCGGGGAGTCGGATTTGCTACGGCTCGGGATCTGATTGCCTTTGACCAGGCGGCGCGTGACTGTCTTTTGTCCGGACAGAATCGCGCGAACCATCGCACTGTTGAAAAGAATGGGCCGCTCTTTATGGAGTGGCTCCGGCGCCCGACGCGGCTTGGCCATTTTCGCCTGGCACCGCTTACAGCTGACGAAGTCGCGTTGGTGTGTTCCGTCCCACGCTACTTCTGAATCTTCGTTCAGGCCACAGGCCGAGAGCGCCCAGCGCTCGTTATCCTGAGTGCACCCTGAGTCGACGATCAGGTGGTTTTTTCTGGGCATGACTTCGTCCTTGCCGCTATAGCGGCTGACTTTGAAGGGGGAGGGGTTACAGGTTTTGCGGGTGGAGTACGGATGTACTCCTATCGGGATTTGGCGTTCTGCCGTGATAAATCCAGGGCGTCTTCGCCTTGCTGGGTCATCTCCCAGAGAGCAGGGCTGCGCTGCACACGATTCAGCAGGCCGAGCTGGGTGAGCAGGTCAAACCAGTGTCGGCCAATGTCGGCGCCTTGACCGTCGTCCGCGCATTCTTGGAAGCGCTCCAGCTTGCGGATCACCTTGTCGGCGAATGGGTGCGCCACCGCTACCGGCGCGGGCTGCTCGCGGTCAGGGTAGGCGCCTGGCAGTGGCGACATGGCCGGCTTTGTCGCCTGCTTGGCGCGAATTTGCTCGACCTTATTCCAGATGCGGGCCAACTCGGTTTCGCCGGCGGTGTGCATATCCAGGCCGGAAGCCAGGCACAGCGCGGCCAGCGTGACCATCACGCCGCCGACCTCCTGCGATGGCTCGCCAACCGTGCGGCTGTACACATAGTCAACAAGCTGGTGCGCTTCGCTGGCAGTGCACTGGTTGGCCTGCACCAGTTCGAGCGCTTCCTCAAGGAAACGATGGTTGCGCTCCTGGCGGTCTGCGGCAATCGCTTCGCCGAAGCAAGCCATCATCCACGGCTGTACGCGGGATTGGAACGGCGCGGGCTGCTCGGCGTAGAGTGATTGAACCTGCTCCTTTTCGTCGTCCCAATCCATCACCACGACTGCGCTGGTAGTGACATGGCCGGTCGCAATGTTCAGCCACGCCACCGGCTCGCCATGGGGCTGGGAGGCTGGCTTGCTAGCTCCTGCGCATGAGCCGCACGGCACGCCATCAAGGTAAGTACCGTGACCGACGCATTGAGGGCAGCGCTTAGATGGATCCAGGCGCCAAGCATTAGCATCCGCAGCAGGCGCATCCAGCAGGGCGCGCAGCTCACGAATAGCGGCATCTTTTACGGGCGCTTCATTGCTACGGACCAGGGTAACTGCCGCACGCAGTACCAGCACGCCGTCAATCGTTTGGTTGGTGGTCATGGCTTCAGGCTCCAGCAAATATTGTTCGATCCGTTACTATCTGCCACGACATACCCGAGCTTTTCCATCTTGCGAAGGTCGCGGCGCACTACCGAGCAAGCCTCACGCATATGTAGGCCTACCATGTAGGTTGTGGTTGCCGGAGAGTCGCCGAGGTATCGAGCGATCTTCAGGTACTGCGCTTGTTCATTGGTGGTTACGGTCATCGCCTGCCAGTCTTTGGCGATTCGGATTTCGTTCTCCGTCAGAACACTCATAAATCACCTCAGCAAATCAGTTGTGCCAGTGCCAGCAGGCACCAGCAGTAGGCGGGGAGTTGGGTTAGGGCTTTGCGTTGGGCAGCCTTGAGCAGTGTGGGCAAACCCAGTCACCACCGACCTTTTTCCAGCCAGTTTCCTTCGCCTCCTGCTCCAGGCCGCGAACCACTTGAATGATCGAGCGCTGGTTATCGGAGGATTCGGCCATTGGCCCGTCGTTGTCATGGCTATAGCAGCGCGCCTTGCCGTCAAATTCGGCGCTGCTCGAAGTTCTGTTGTCGCAACGGATTTCAATCCACATCGCCACCACCCTCTGCTGGCTTGAGTGCGATATCAATAAACTGGACGATCTTCGGATCTGTGATCTGGCTGCGCACCCACATCAGCGCTAGCTCAAAATCGCCTCTTCGACTCTCCAGCGCATCCGCCAGCGCATCCGCCCGCTCATCCGCTGCGGTCAGGCGCTGTTGCAGGGCTTGCTCGCGGGCGAGCGAATTGTGCAGCTGCAACTGAATGTCAGCCACTTGCTCGGCAGTCATGCTGCCGCAGAGCTTCAGGTAGTCCTGATGCTCCCTGGCGTATCGCTGCGGAAGGGTTTCGTCTTGATTGGTAGGCATGGGGAGTCCTTGCCGGGCCATGCCCGGCGGTGGAGTGGGGGAGTTATGCGGCGTGCGCTTGGCGTTCTTCGGCTCGCCAGGGGTCGTTGGCCCGTGCCAGCGCAGCCATCGGCGGCGGGCTGACGCTGTTGCCGCACATGTGCACCTGCTGGGTCTTGGTGAACGGCTTGCCGTCTGCGCCGTGGCTGATGATGTAGTCGGCCGGGAACCCCTGGGCCTTGTACAGCTCGGCCGGCTTCAGCATCCGCAGGCAGATATCGACGATTACGTAGGGCGTGCCCTTGACAATCACGGTCACCATGGCCAGGCGGTCCTTGGTGGTGATCGTCGGCGCCGGTGAGTCGCAGGCGCTGATGTTCTCGGTACCGTAGTAGCTGATCAGGAACGCAGCAACGCGCAGGGCGCCGGCTTCGTGTTCAGGCGACAAGGTGAGCGACACCAGCGAGCTCTTGCCACCGCCGCCTGCCGTGATGGTCGGCGCCGGCTCTTCCAGGCCCTGGCCAACACTGCCGCCAAATGCCCGCTCCATGAATGCACTGACCAACCCGTGGTGCTGGCCGCCGGCGCTTACGGTGTGAAGCGGGTCATTGAGGTCGCGCGCATCGCAGTTGCCACGCAGGTGCACCAGGTTCGCCACGGCCAACTGCTGCTGGCTGCCGGTGTTGGTGACCGTCGTCATGGGTTCGTGCATGCTTTTGGCGTGAGTGGTGTTGAATCCGCCATTGGCCTGAATCATCACTGCGGCGCTGACGGACTGGCCGCCGCCGCTGGCAGTGATGGTGCCGATCGGGCCGCAGATGTCGTTCACCCCGTGGGAGCGCCGCTTGTTTGCGCCAGAGCCCTCGCCGTGCCCAGCCTGGACGATGCAGGCTGAAGCCAGCGCTCGGTGGTTCTGGGTCATCAGCGTGCCCACCGGCTGGTCCATGCCCACCGGCTTTCCTGAGTACTCCGGGCCACCGGCCCCAACCATCAACGGGCTGATCAACGTCAGTTCGCCGCGGTTCGCGCAGGTCACCGTCGGCAGCGGGTCGAGCGGGTCATTGATTCGGTCACTACCCTGGTGCGTTGCCGGTGCGATGATTGGGCTGACCACACTGAAGGCGCCGCCCTTCGGGTAGGAGGTGATTGTGCGCAGCGGTTCATCTGCTGACTGAACTGCCTCGCCGGACCAGTTGGCAATCGGCACAATGAATGGTGCCGCGCTGTCGATGACGAACTTCTTCATTCCCTTGGCAACGCGACGCAGGGTCGCCGGGGCCAGGTCTTTCTTGCGGCCGAAGATGCTTTTGCCGAGGTCAGTGAAGTCGATGCAGTCAGCGGCTGTCTTCCACTCTTGCTGGCCTTTGGTGGGGTTCTTGACGTGGGTCGGCTCCGGCCAAACGATCGGCTGCCCGTCGCACCGGCCGATCATGAACAGCCGCTCCCGGCTGGTGGGCGCGCCGAAGTCGCAGGCCCGGATCACCTTCCACTCAACGACGTAGCCCATGCCTTCCAGTAGGGCCACGAAGCGGCGCCAGGTCCGGCCGCGCTGCTTCGGGTCGGGCACCAAGAACTGGTTGGATACGGGCACCTGCTCGCCTGGCGCAGCGACCCGGTTGGTGGTCGCTCCCTTCTTGGTAGGGTGCGGAACCTGGTCGAGGGTGACGACGCGGCCGGTGGCCTTGTCGCGCTTGGCGATCAGTCGGCCCCACTGCAAGATCTGCTTCACGTTCTCCAGGCTGATCACCCGGGGGCGCTTCATGCCAGCCCACTTCAGCCCGATCCACGACAGGTTGCGGATCTCGCGCTTGCGCGGTTGGCCGCCGGCCGCCTGGCTGTGGTGCGTGCAGTCCGGTGACATGTGGAACCAGCCCACTGCCTTGCCGTCGCACTCGGTGTCCGGATCACCCTCGAACACGTCGGTGGTGAAGTGCTTGGCGCCAGGGTGGTTGATGGTGTGCATGCTGATCGCTTGCGGGCTGTGGTTCTTCGCCACGTTCACCGTGCGGCCCAGGCCCATCTCCAGACCGGTACCGGCGCCACCACCGCCACAGAAGAAGTCGACAACGATCTCATCGTCCTGAGGGTTGAAGCCGAGTCCGTATTGGGTTTTGAAATCGAAGGGATGTTTCTTCTGTTGTGCGGACATAGGGGATCCTCGCCGGCTGGCGTGATTGTTGGATATGGGGTATTACGGGTGACCGGCATGGAGCCGGATCAAGGAGCTGAAAATGAAACGTCACGAATATTTTGTTGAGGCCAGCAGGCTTTCGAACTCTTTCGGGCAAAAGATGGAGGCGGTGGAGGCATTCTTAGAAAAAGACCCAGAGCTGAAAGAGCCGGGCGCCCTTGATAAATATTGGGAGCTTGAGAACGAGGCTCAAGCTGCTGCAGGTCAGTGGGTGAGATTCTGCTCTGAGAACCGTCCCCTTATCCGGGGCTGATGACTTCGTCACCTGGATCTTGCTGAATCATTTGCATGCTCTTTCTGTGAAAATCCCGCGCCACGTTTTCAGAGATTGCGATTTCGTGGCGCGGCGGTTCCAGCAGGAAGCTGGCCTTCGAACCAAGCGCATGCAGGTGATGAATCATCAGCGTCATCGCCTCGCCTTGCTCAGTAATGCCTGACCACTCCATCAGATCGGCCAAGGCCTGCCGGGTGCCTGGGCGCACCCTGAGCCTCAATTCCTCTTCGGCATTTGCCACGCGCTTCCTGGCAGTTTTTGCCGAGCGTTCCTGCACAGTCTTGGCCATGGCCTACCTCTTCTATTCCGCTGGCCGGCAGTGCGAGCCAGGTTTGTCGTTTGCGTTGCTGAACTCGCCGCTTCATCGGAATGCGGGTTTCAGCTTTGGATAGTCGATCTCGCATTCCTTGATCAGGCGGTAGAGCAGGGTGGAGCTGATCTTTAGCTTGATGCAGCACTGCTGCCGACTGACGCCAGCGGCGATGCACTCGCCTATACGGACGACCAAAAACGCATCCCTGATTGAGTCAACTTTGTTTGGCGGGCTTGGTAGCTTTGGCCTGATGGGGAATGTGATTCCGTACCGGCCAGCGATCCCTTTTAATACGCCGATGGTGATGCCTTCCTTCTCGCAGATATCGCGGCGGCTCATGGTTGGCGCCATTTCTCGGATGCGCGCTACCTGTAGATCGGTCTCGGCTTTGACCTCCTGGCGCTGAAAGAATGGTGGCTGCTTGAGGCTGGCGAGTACTTCTGGCCTGGGCTTTGACTGTCCAGAGCTGTCGATCTTGCCGCCGGCTGCCAGGAACTGCGCAACCTGGGCCGCCAGTTCGTCGGATGCTGGCCGAAGGCGCTCTACTTCGTTCTGTAGGATGCTGATCATGCTGCTTTGCTCCTCATCCGCTCCCGCATTTCCTTCTCCAGTTCTGCCAGCTCTTCCAGGAAGGCCTGGATCTCGGCTTCCATGTCCCTGGCACGCTTGAAGTCGAATTCGTACCGGAAGCAGACGTATTGGAGTTCATCCGGCAGGCGGTCGTCGTAGCTCACGAAGTCTGCCCACTTGCGCCCCGTGCACGCCATCTGGGCAAGCATCTGCCACTCGTACTGTGGGTCGTGCTTGCCTGACTGCATTGTCGCGATATGGGTGGCGGTGTTCGGGCACTTGATCTCAAGCACTCCATCATCACCAGCAAGCCCGTCGGGTGACGCGCCGAATCCCTGAATCTTTGGGTGCATGACAAGGCCGGTCTCGGCGACCATCAAGCCCTTATCAGCCTCGTAGGCCATGCAGGCGAATGGCTCAAGTTCGACGCCGCGCTGCACTGCGGCGTTACGCGAAAGGTCGCTTCCGCCTTGTTGGCCGGTAAGCCTTTCGCACAGAAGCTCCATCATGTAGTTTTTGCGTATGGCAGAAGGAGCGCCACCGCGCCCGCTGGCCATCACATCCTTGACCCGGCTGGCCGTTACGTTGCCAAGCCTGGCCGCAAACCATTCAGCGCTACGCTGCTCCATCTAACACCTCCTCAGCCTGCCCCTCGATGGGCTCGGCCGCTGCTTTCAGGGCTTCACTGCGCTTGGTCACCTCCGCCTTGAAGCGGGCATGGCCGGCAGCATCTTTGGCTTGTTTCATGGCAGCTGTGGCGTTGTGGTAAACCTCTGCGAGCGCTTCAAGGCTGCCGGCGCGCATCGCCAGATCAATCCAGTTGTTCACCATCTCCGGATCGGTTGGTGCGGATCCTTGGATTGATGCGAGGCCTTCGCCGCCGTCGGTGTTGAGGTGGTGGATGGCCTGCTCCAGGCGTTCCGTCTTCGGCCAGTACTTGTAGCCGCGCTTTACGACGGTCTTCTTCATCATCTCGCCAGGGTCGGTCACCCAGGGACAGGACTTCTGCTTACTGATCCAAGCCTTCCACGCGCTGGACCGGTCACGAATAGCGTTCACATCGTCGATGCTCATCGTCTCGGTGAGGTAGTCGCCATCGGCAGTCTTGACCACTACGTAAACGCCGACGACATCGCCGCGGTCCTTGGCGAACGGGTTGTACGAATGGGTTGGTGGCTTATCGAAGCCGTTCAAGGCAAATGAATCGGCCGTATACACCAGCTCGGCCTGTGCCCAGCGGATTGCGCCGGTAGCCATGGCCAAGTCCATCAGGCCGATATAGCTGATGTCGAGACAGATCTTGCCGTCGCGAGGAACCAGGTAAGCCTGCTTCTTGGCAGGGTTCAGGCTGATCCCAATGGCGGCTATATTCGTGATTGCGTTGACCACCGACTGCCGGTTCTGTACGGCGATCTTGGTGGCGTACTCGCTGGAGGTGATCACCTGAATGGCGAATTCAGCCTCGCGTTCGAAATTCAGGGAGCGATCGGTCAGGACGTTGGCGAACTGATTGCGCGCGCCGTAGATGTCCTCGGTGATTGTTGCGACGGCCTGGCTCATGGCGACCTCAGTACTGGATGGACATGGAGGGAATGAAGCCGCTTGCAACCAGCTTCACAGCCAGCCGGGCACAGTCTTCGGTCATACCGTGCTCAATGAATGCTTCTTTGGCGGCCTTGTAGATCTTCCCTTTGTGGGCCTTGTCAGCCTCCCGCAGCTTTTCCTGACGCAGGATTTCGTCTGCAGCTGCATCGGCCCTGGCCTTCTCAGCTAGTCGCGCCTGTTCGACGGCTTCTTCCTGTCTGCGTATGGCCGCAAGTCGGTCTTGCTCTGCGCGCTGCTCGGCGGCGATTCGGTTTGCCTCGGCTTGCGCTGCTGCTGTGCGGGCTTGCTCGGCCTGCAACTCGAGCTGCATACGCTGGCGCTCAGCGGCGGCCTCGGCGTCCAACACTGCCTGAGCAGCGGCGCGCTGTGCTGCTGCAGCCTGATCAAGCAGCTCCTGTTCTCGGCGGGCGGCAGCCAAGCGCTCAGCCTCGGCACGCTCAGCTGCTTCACGGCGGGCCTGATCAGCGGCGGCCTGGGCGATAGCGGCGTCACGGTCACGCTGGGCCTGGGCTTCTGCTTCGGCGCGCAACCGTACGAGTTCGGCCTGTTCGGCCTCGTGCTGTGTGCGCTCGTTTTGCATGGCCCGCAACAAGGAAAGGGTTCGGTCCTTGGCCTGGGCGGCCTCCGGAAGGAACTCTTCCCAAGAGTCGCCGAGCTCGATGGCTTCCAGCTGGACAATCACTTGCGCCACCGCAGCTGCAGACGGCGTTGCGCCAAACACTTCCATATCCTTGATGGCCTGGATGTTGTCGACGTGCCGGTCCTTGCGGGCCTGCTCGGCATTTTCCCAGTCGGTCAGGGGCTGGCGGGTTGTGTCGCGCAGGTTGTCCATCTTGGTGACGAACTCGCGCAGCTCAGCCTCGACGACCTTTGGCATTTCCTTGAGGCGCTTCAGGTAGTCACGCCCAGGCTTCTCTACTGCGGTCTTGGACTTGCTGACAGTCGCGGCCAGGCTGGCGATGCGGGCTCGGCCCTTTGCGGTCTTGAGGTCTGGCACCTCGCCAGTTACTTCGGCCTTCACCGCTTCGAAGAACTGGCCCAGGCCGCCGGCCACGTAGATGGCCGGCGCATTGTCGGCGCTGATGTCGTCGATGGTGATGACTTGCTGTTGTGCGGACATGGGGAATCCTTGCCGCGATGGTCGCAGCGATTGAAGGTGTTGTTTATTGAGTAATCAGGCCGCCTACAGCGGGGCCCAGTAGAACGATGGTGAGGAAGGTCAGGCCAACGATGGCCGACAGAGCGCGGATGGCGCGGCGCCCGTGCCGCTGGTGGGTGGTCACGGCCGAACCCTCACCGCGATTCGGCCACCCTTCATTGTCGGCGCCAGGCGCTGAGGCAGATCCCGCACCAGGTCTTCACGCTTGCGCCCGATCAGTTCGTTGAAGGGAAGGCCGAAGCCCAGGATGGCAATGCGGCGCTCGATGTCGTCGAGCTGGTCGTCGATCAGCGTTTTCACGACTGGAGTGGTCATGCGGCCTCCTTGCGCTGCCTGGTGATCTTCAGGAGGCGCTGGCAGTAGTGGGCGAACTCTTCATTGGTGATGGCGTTGCCGGTGAGCATGTTGGTGATCATGTTCAGGACGACGCGCTGGGCGCCTGGCTCGCTGGCGGGATGCTCCAGGGCCTCGAGCGCTTCATCGATCAGGATGTGCGGGCTCATAGGTCGGCATCCACGTCGTCTTCTGCCTCTTCCCGCTCCGCTGCTACAGCATCGGCGGCGTAGGGCCTGAGCAGGTCCATGGCGACCTTCTCGGCGGCTTCGATGGGGCGGGGCTGGCCGATCAGGTCAGCGGCGTGTCCGCGCGAATCGGCCTGGCTGCCCAGGATCGAAGACAGGAACAGCCGGGCGAACGAATCGCGCTGGTCCAGACCGTCGATCTGGCGCTGATTTAGGACGCCTTGCAGGTAGGTGCAGAACCGGTCGAACGTCACCAGCTGCGGCTGGCCGTAGCGGCGCTTCCACTTGATGTCCATGCCGCACACCAACTGTTCCGCTGAGTGTTCCAGCCATTCCTGTTCCGCGCTCGCCTCGCTGACCTCTGGAGGCAACTGAGCGTCGTAACGCTCCTGGCATATCTTCAATGCTGCGTTCATGGTCGCCTCCAGGGTGGCGTTATCGGTGGGTCCGATTGATTTCGGAAGCGCGCTGGCTGTCGCTCAACTGCTCCCAGCGGTCATGCTGGTGGTTGTGGTCGTCCAGCGCCGCCTGATTACTGGCGCAGCAGGCCTCGCAGTAGCCTTCGTGCAGTGCCTCTGTTTGGAAGCCACATTGCGGGCAGTCGAACTGTTTATCGCTCATGGCGACCTCCAGTGTTTGGGGTTAGGCGGTTGCCTTGGCTATGGTCTGCTCGAATCGTTGAGCAAGCCCAGCGTTCACCTCGGCTTTTTCCAGGCTCTCTGCGGTGCATTTGGCTCGGTGCAGTGCCTCGTAGCGACGAAGGGTTTCAGCGGCTACTACCAAATCAGCCAGCAAGTCAGGCGCAGCGGCCATCAACGTGGCGTTGGCTGCGGCGTCGTCGTGCTCAATGCCGTCGGTGAACACGCACTCGGATTCAAGAAGCGAAGCAAGGCGCTGACCCTCGCTATCCTCAACAACCCAGAAATGACGCTCTTGAATCGGGGTCCAGTTTCCTGGCGTATGTTTGGTTTCCATGACTTTCTCCTTGGGCTAGGCGGTGGTGATGACTACTTCACGAAAGCGCGATGGGCTCCAGTCGCAAGATTCGTCGGCCGGGATGTGGCCGAACATCAGCGTGCAGCGGCGGCAATGCACGCAGTCGCCGCAGGTCTTGCCATCGGGCAAATTCATTTGATCGGCGTTGCCCGCCTGCCGTGGATACCGCGCTCGTTGCTCAGGCATGACTCTCTCCATTCGTTGGCTTCCAAATACCTCCAGGGGGTCTAGAGGCATTTGTGAAACCAGATGGCTACCTGAATCAGCAGGGAGCCATCTGTACCCGGTCACTCTGCTGGAGTCGGGCCGGGGTAGGTCGTCATAGGTGCTTGATGTAGGTGGCCTCGTTGCGAGGAGTGTTGCTTCGTCCACATCCGTCTGCCCACTCGGTGGAATGGACAGAGGTGATGCGGTCAAAAGAAAACGATGCAGCAAGGGCCGTCGTAACCTTCCTCGCATACAAAGGCCTGGGCCTGACCGGTAGATACCGTCCAGCCTTGAACGTAAACGGTGCCCGCGAAACGGCTTTTGATCATGATTTGCATTTTCTTGCCCTCCATTGATTTCCAATGCCGCCTCATAGAAGCGGCATCAGTAAATCTGTGGGTGTTTCATCTCCACCACGCGCATCGCCCGATTCATATCTCTGGCCGGCGTCACACATTTCGTGGACGGTGTTCTTCGCCGACCGGCTTGCGTGGTTTCGCGTACTCACATCTGGTGAGCACGGCCAGTTCCAGAGCTGGCATGGGGATCGAATTTGTTTTTCGCGCTGTTCGCCGTATTGGCGATGCCTCAAGGGCTTCCCGTTTCCGGGGATCGATCCGCGAAGATTTCAGGTTTTTAAAGAGCGGCGGGCGGAGGCCCTTCGCAGTGACTGTGTGTCGCTGCGATGGGTGAACATTACCAATGGCATTATTTACTGTCAATGCCATTGGTAATAATATTTGTCGATGGCAATAAAAAGCCCGCACTAGGCGGGCTGATTTGATGGATGATTTAGGCGTTATGCAGCTCTATCGTCCCACCATTCGATTGTTTGGTTGGCCAATGCGTCAGTCGACACTGCTTCGATGACGTCAACACCAGCCTTGCTGGCCCGATCCATCTGGCGAAAGGCTGTGTCGTGGACTTTCCGAAATTCCTCTGCGGACATGCCGCTATCAGAACTGGGCATAAGTACCGAAATAGACCCTTTTCGATCTGAGTTGCTCGTGATGAGCAGAATGTCCGAGGCTGCTTGCAAGATGTTGTGCTCAACCACCAGCGGGCTCTTGTACCACGCCGAGACAATTGTGCCGGCGGCGTCACTGCTAAGCAGGGGGACGTCTACTTCGATGCGGTTCGCAGAACCTTTCATTTTTAAGCTGAATCTTCCCTGCTGAATAATGCGGGATGCCTTCAGCCTCATTTTCTCTTCCATTATTCTCAGCACGCCGTCTCGAAGCTTGGGTGTGGAGTGATAGCGGAAGTGGTCACGCTTGGCTCCAAATTTTGGGCGGGCGAGGGTCACTACGTCATTGAAGAACTCATCGACGACGCTTTCTGCAGTGGCGCCAGATGCAAATAGGGCCTCTCCCAGTCGAACATCGTGTCCGATAAAGTCAGGAAGATTACCGCCATAACTCAGCAGGGTGGCCTCTACGTCTTGAAGGTAATGCACCAAATCGTTTTGATCGATTCGGCCGTCATATAAGCAAGCCAGGCGCTGGAAGGTGTCGAGCATTCGAATCTCGACTTGCACGCCATGCTGGAAGGCAACCCCCACATTAAGGAACTCCCCTGCATCAGGATCAAGGCACATGCTTATGCTTCTCCAGGAGCCACGCACGAGCTCCTGGCGGGGTGCGCCACCTATGCGACTTCTGAGCTTTTCGGAGATATTCATGATATTGCCAGCATTCCAAGTTCCTTGGAGTATCGGTCATTATCCAGACGCGCGGCAATGAAGTCGACCACCTGGGCCGACCCCTCGTCGCCTAGAAAGCTCGATAGCATTTCCGTTGTTTTTTCTGCTCCACCATCCCGAAACGCTACAGAGAACGAATTGTACGCGAGCAACCTTGCGCTTCGAACGGGTAAATTCTGGCTCCACTGAGGGACATAAAGATCGATTATTTCCATCAGCCTATTTGGGCACTTCCTTGCCCCGCTCAGCTTGGCTGGAGTCCAGTCAGGCCATACAAATAGCCTTCCATGATCTATCAAGGTGTACGAGCCGCTAGACGCCCACAGCAGGTTTCCTAGGTGCCTGTCAGAGTTTTGAAGCCATGCATCAAAAGACAAAATTGCCGGGATAGATTTGTTCTTGGATAGCTGCGCTACAAGTCTCTTTGCTCGACGCTCCTTCATAAAATCAGGAAAACCATCCACGTGCTTTTGCACGAGATTGGGATACGTCGTGTCTTGCGAGAACCACGCCAAATAGCTTTTTTGTGGGCCTGAGGGAGAAATAAAGTCGAGGGCGCGCTGAACTCTCTCAGGGATTTGATCGCGATCCAGCTCAATTACCCCTGCATTCTTGGCCACCGGGAGACCAACGATACCGGCCAGCGCATACCCGATTGCCTCGCTTACGATTTCAAATGACTCAAACTCGTAGGTGCCCGGCCTTTCCCAAACCTTATCGGGGATCGGCTTAACGTAGCAGTGCAAAGACTCGTCACCGACCCGAATTTTTGCGCGGAATAATGGGTTAAGCCCCGTTTTTACTGGGTCACGCAATTGACCACCGAAGCAGTCGCTATTCAGGAACTGGATCATTTTGAGTCAGCTTTTTCCTTAAACGCTGATGAGGCGATTCTGTTTTGGTTGGGGTCCTGATCGAGAGGCGAGTAGCGATGGCCTCCAATAGCAGAACATCTTGCTCGCTCAGCAGCCCAGAATCTGCGGCCTCTGCAATCCGCTCGAGTGCCGATCTAGACCTTGGGCTTGCAGCCAAGGCCAGGGCCCTTGCTCTTTCGCCAGCCCCCGTAAAATCACGATCAGATTTGGACGAATCTTCTCCATCCAGCGAGATGGCGGTGCCAGATCCGGCGTGCCGCTGGTCGATGGACGACGCCATTTGAGAAATCTCTTTGGCGAGGCGCTCACTAAATTCCCGAACATCTACCTTCAATATGTTCGCGAACGAGGCGGCAATCGAAGGATTGAGCGGGTTAACGCCATTCAGATAGTGGCTGACGGAGCTTTGATTGATCTCTAAGGCGTGAGCCAGCTTCTCCTGGGTCAGGCCAAGCTCATTTTTCTTTCTATTGAACAGTGCCTTCAGCCGAAGGCACTCATCCTTTTTGTCTTGCGGTAGGGGTTTCTTGCTCATCCCTGAATCGTATTCCCATCGGTAATATAGCTACAAATGCCAATGGCATTTACTTTTAAAAATGCCATAGGTAATATCCGTGCATGAAGAACCACGGAGATCACTCCCATGAACCGAATTCACATCACTGATTTTGCCCGCTGGCTTGGGCAGAGCGAGGCTGCCGCTCTGCTGGGGATGACGCAGGGCGCCATCAGTAAAGCCATTCGAATCGGCCGTGACATCTATGTCACCCCTCACCCGAATGGGATTTGTACAGCAGAAGAGGTGAGAGCCTTTCCTTCGCAGAATCAACGCCTCGCCAGCTAAGCGACATCCCTGTCCGCCGTTCCATTGAAGCAATTCTGACCGCAACCGACCCAAGGAAAAACTAGGACATGAAAACGCCCGTACTAGAGACCCGCCGCCAAGTAATGGCAGCCGTGTCCAACGCTTTCCCTGGCGGGATGGATTGCGCAGCTGCTCGCCTCGGTATCAAGGACAAGCGCCTGGAGAACCAGATCTATGAAACCGCCGGGTGCAAGCCGCTCAGCGATGTCGAGATCCACGTACTGGAATGCGAGACCAAGACCGAGCATCTGCCGGACTACATCTGCGCGATGTACGGCGGCGTGTTCGTGAAGATCCCTGAAGCGGGGGAGCTGGACAACGTCGATCTGTATCAGCGCTCGCTGGCCGCATCCGCACAGCGTGGTGCGCTTGACCAGATGGTGGCTTCCGCCCTGGAAGACGGCGAAATCGACGCGAGCGAAGCAAAGAAGATCCGCGCCCTGCACGCCAAGTACATGTCGGCGAGCCTTGAGGCCATCGGGGCGGTAATTGAGTTGCACAAAGCCCGCGCATAAATCGCAGGCACAAAAAAGCCAGGTTCGTGGCCTGGCTCATTGCTACTTCAGCGAGGCAATAATGAATACACAATCCATCCCCGTCAATACCCCCAACAATCTCGCGCCACATTTTCCGCAATCTGAAAACGTGGCGCTCACCACGATGTCGTCCCGTGAGATTGCAGATTTGACGGGAAAGCGTCATGACCACGTCATGCGCGACATCCGCAACATGCTCTCAGAACTGAAAATCACTGACCCCAAATTTGGGGGCACCTATATGGACGGCTCTGGACGCTCAATGCCTTGCTTTCATCTGGATCGCGAGCTTACAGAAACCCTGGTGACTGGGTACAGCATTCCGCTTCGCCACAAGGTCATCCGCCGACTTCATGAGCTGCAGGATGCTCAGGTCGCCCAGCCTGTTGCGATGCCGTCCTACGCAGAGGCTTTGAGGCTATACGCTGACCAGATCGAGCAGACGGCGGTTCTGCGCGTCGAGAATCACCAACAAGCCACAAAGATCCATTCCCTGGAGAACCTGTTCAAGGAAGGCATGACCCACACCCAGTTCTGCAAGGGCCTCAATGGGGTCAACGTCATGCAGGTGGGCAAGTACCTGGAAGCGCGCAGTTGGCTCTACAACGAGAGCAAGTCCGGCACCCGTCACCGTGTGGGCTCGTACGCCCGCGACAAATACATGACCGAGCACCAGGTCGAAGTCACCCCGCACGGCAAAGAACCGTTCATCTCCTACACGCCCATCCTGCTGAAGAAGGGCGCCGCACGCCTGTACGACCTGTACCTGGCCGGCGATCTGCCCATGAAGAAGACCTGGGATGGCCTGTTCACCCATGACAAGGCGATGCGGGGTGCAGCGTGAGCATGGAGCTGATGGTCAAGGCCATGAAGACCAAGGTCGGGAACCCGCTGCGAAAATTGGTGCTGATCAAGCTGGCCGACAACGCTAACGACGTGGGCGAGTGCTGGCCGTCCTACCAGCACATTGCCGACCAATGCGAGATCGACCGCAGTACTGTTCGCCGCCATATCAAGCACTTGGAAGAGCAGCGTCTGCTGAAAATTGAGAACCGCGATGGCCCGAAAGGCAATTCGTCGAACCTCTATTTGCTGACCCTTGGAGGTGTAGGCACAGAAAGCACACCTGTAGGCCAAAAAAGCACAGGTGTAGGCACACAGCCTACACCCCCTGTAGGCCCAGAAAGCACCAGAACCAGTCACTCTTTTGAACCAGTCATTGAACCAGTAGAGCAGCCGGTCGCTGACGCTCCCTATGCGGGCAAAAAGAAGGCTTCAAAATTCGACCCGCTTACCTGCAAGCCGACCAACGTTAGCGAACAGGTTTGGGCTGATTGGTGCCAGCACCGCAAAGAGATCCGCAAGCAGCTGACCAAGACCACCTGCGAGCGCCAAGCCAAGACCCTGGCCGGCCACCACTGGCCCGACGCCGTGATCATCCAGTCCATCAGCAACGGCTGGACTGGTCTGTTCCCAGATAAGGTCGTGCCTGGCGGCAGAACTGTTGGCAACGGCCCTGACTACTACGACCAATCGTGGCGCACCGATACGAGTGATGACCTATGAAGAACGTCACTCAGATGATCCCAGGTGCAGCACGGGCCCTGGCCACCGCCGCCCCTTATCAGGCCCCGGCGCAGACAGGTACCCAACTGGGCGTTGTGGATGATGCCACCGGTGAAGTGGTGGAGCGCCTGTTTCGGCAGTTGCAGGCCATCTTCCCGGCGCACAAGCAGGCCTGGCCAGACGACAAGGCCAAAGCCGCCGCGATGCGCAACTGGACGATGGGCTTTATGGCCGCCGGCATTCGCTCGCTGGAGCAGATCCGCTATGGAATCAAGCAGTGCCGGAAAAGCGGCTCTCCGTTCGCCCCAAGCGTCGGCCAGTTCATAGGCTGGTGCACGCCTGGGCCGGAGGCGTTTGGTCTGCCAGCGAGCGCTGACGCATGGGTGGAGGCATTGATGGGCGTCTACAGCCACGAAGGCGTGAAGATCGCGGCCATTGCCACCGGCTTGTTCGACCTGCGTTCCGCCAAACAGGAAGACAAGGGCCTTCGGCAGCGCTTCGACCACAACTACGCCGTGGTGATACGCCGCGCCCAGGAAGGCCAGCCGATGGACGGGAAGATCCTCACCGGTATTGGCCACGACAGCCAGAAGACCGAATTCGAACTGGCAAACGAACTGGCTGACCAGCAAGTCCAGGCAAAAATCATTCAGCAAGGCATCCCGGCCGACGGCAAGTCCGCCCGCGAACTGCTGCTGGCCAAGTTCGGCAAGAACAAGACTCAGGAGCAACGGACATGACCGACTACACGGACCTCCAAAAGGCTGCCGAATACGCCGCCCAGGACACCATCAAGTTCGCCGACGAAGAGGAGGAAATGCGAGCGCTCCAGCAGTTCCACGAAGAGGTTGATCCCGTAACAGTTCTGGCCCTGCTCGCCGAGAACGACCATCACGCCATGTGTGCCAGGCAGTGGGAGGAGGCCGCCATGCAGTGGGGCGCCGAGCGCGACCAGCTCAAGGCCGAGAACGAGGCGCTGCGCCGTGAACGAGAAGGCAAGGTGCTTTGTGATCTGGAGCTGTTCGAAACCCTGCGCGATGCGGCCAACACCGAAGCGGACGAACACCGACAGTGCATGGCGACTTACCGCCCGCTGCGTCAGGCCAATCTGGATTCTGTCGTGAAGAAGTGCGACGACCTGCTCGCCGCCATGGGCAAGGGAGAGCAGTCATGAACGAGATTGCTCAATGGATCGGCTACGGAGTGATGATTTGTTCGGCCGTTGGCGTCCTGGCCTTGGTTCTTTTCGTTCTGTCCTATGCCTGCGTAACGATCGTGAACAAGTGGATCAAGGCAATGATGCGAGCCTATGACTTGAACACCCTGCGCAAAACCATGCGTCAGCTTGAGGCGGAAGGCAAGGTCAGCAAGAAGACGGGGGTTCAGTCATGAGCACGCGCAAACACCTTGAGCGCTTCGCCTACTGCACGCTCCTAGTCCTTCTCTCGTCAATCCTCATCGGCCTGGTTCTGGCGGTGTGGATGGGCATTTATGCGGGGTTTGCCCAATGACCAGCCTCCAGATCCGCAACGAATCAGACCGCGCAAGGGTGCTTGGTCATATCGCTGGCATGGACATCACCAAGCCCAAGAAGCTCGCCATCACCGAAGTGGACCGCAGCGGGGAGCAGAACAAGGCGCTGCACGCGGCGCTGGCAGATATCGCAGCCCAGGTCGAGCACGCCGGTAAGAAGTGGGACGTCCTGATCTGGAAGCGTTTGCTGACTGCCGCCTGGCTGCGTGAGTCGGGCGACCAGCCGCAAATGATCCCTGCGGTAGACGGCAACGGCTTCGACGTCATCTACGAGCGCACCAGCAAGCTCACCGTGAAGCAGTGCGGCGAGTTGATTGAGTGGGTTCACGCCTTCGGCGCCGAGCACCAGGTGCGATGGACGCAGAAGGACAATTGGGGAGGTAGGTACTGATGGATTACGCAGATATTTACGGAGTCCTGATTGCCTTGGCCCTGGTCATCGGGACGGTACTCGATCACCGCCGCAAGCGCGCAGTAGAAGACTTCGAACGCAAGTGCCGCGACCGTAAGGCCGAAGTAGAGCGCGCAGTGAGGAGGGCGCTATGAGCCACGACAACGGATACGGAAAGCCTTGCCCTGGCTGCGGCGAGCCTATGAGCAACATGCCAAGCCTGAACCTTCGCCAGTGCGCTACAGGCTGCAAGGAGAAGTTCGACTGGAAGTTGGCCCAGGGTCAAGCGCCATTGTTCGGTAACAACCGGCAGACAGCCAAGGAGGCTGTATGAAGCGCACCCCGCTGCAACGCAAAACCCCGCTCAAGTCTGGTGCATCACGCCGCAAGCGCTGCCCAGAGTGCCGAGTGATGTTCGCGCCTGCCCGTGACTCGCAGGCGGTTTGCGGTGAGATCGAATGCGCGATCGCTCATGGACAGTCCGAGAGGGGGAAAGCGACCGCTCGCAAGGCGCTGGCAGAGGTAGGGCGCCGGGAGATCAAGGTACGCAAGGAGAAGCTGAAGACCAGGGCGGACCACCTCAAGGACACACAGCAGGCATTCAACGCCTGGGTGCGCGCCCGTGATGCGGCACTGCCATGCATCAGCTGCGGCCGCCACCATGAAGGCCAGTATCACGCGGGCCATTACCGCACTGTAGGAGCGAACCCAGAGTTGAGGTTTGAACCGCTCAACGCTTGGAAACAGTGCGCCCCATGCAACAACCATCTCTCAGGAAACCTCATCAATTACCGAATCTCGCTCCTACAGAGAATTGGCGAGGAAAAGGTGGCATGGCTTGAAGGCCCTCATGAGGCCAAGAAGTACACCGTGGAAGAACTGAAGGCGATGACCACCGAATACCGGGCAAAGACCAAAGAACTCAAGAGGGCTGCAGCGTGAATATTTTTGAATTTATGTCAAACAGTCCAGTGCTGACATTCTTCCTTGTCTGGATGTTGTGCGGGCCGGCTGTGTGGCTCATATCGCTTCCGTTTAGAGCCGTAAACATCGCTATTCGCGGGTGGCCACCAGCTCACATTGATGCAGCTGGAAAACTAAAAAAAGTTGAGAAGACTGGGGGCGAAGCATGAAACTGATCAACGCAAGGCAGGTATGGACCGAAGCTCAGCATGAATCGAACGCGTCGATCAGCGCTGTAGCAATTGACCGGGCAGAGTCGGCACCGGTGAAGACTGGAGGGCGCATCGGCAAGCGTGACGCCCAGTTCCCAGCCATGGGCAGCGAGAAAGGGGAGGAGGCCGGGCGCTTCTCCGTGCCTGGGCAGCGGATCAGCATCAGCGAAACCCGGCGCACATCCGCGGGCAAGTCAACGGCCCGCGCCGCCCACCTGGCCACCATTGGTAAAGTCCTGCGCGCTATCGGCACCCTGCCATTCCAGGAGCAGCAGTTCGGGCACTACCTGTATCACCCATGCATGACGCTCGCGCACGTGCTAAACGCCGAGAAGCTGATCTGGAGCTGCGTGGACTTTTCCACCCTGACCGAAGCCAAGGAGGCGAAAGTGCATTGCCTTGTGACGATGGCCCTGCAGTCCTACAAGGTCGAGGCTCACGACGGCGCTCAGTGGGGTCCCGCTCGTATCGCTGAGGGTATGCTCAAGCTCTACGGCATCCACATAGAACCCAAAGTTTGGGATAGGGACTGGAAAGAAGCGTGGAATTTCCTGCGGGATGCCATTGAGGAAGTGGATATTCGTGTGCAACAGCCGGTATGGCAGGTCATTCACTCAGAAAAAGAAGAGGTAGCGGCATAAAGGTATTGTCATGTTGGGGTTTTTGATGTACTTTTCCCATAGTGCACAAGTAACGCGAAACGCACACGAAACCTTAAACCCGGCCAAGCGCCGGGTTTTTTATTGGGTGTGATATGTACGGATACGCGGAGAGTGGGGGTACTTGGCCAAGACACGCTTGAAAAATCACGGGTTGAAAGTTTTTGGAGCGATTAGGATACTGCTTGCCTCTGAGTGTCTCCAAAATACGTAATTGCCTGTATTTTCAATACTAACTGGTCATAAAATGAAGAAAATAGTACTCGCTGCTTTCGTGCTTTCTTGTGCAGTCCTGAACGTGCAGGCTGCAGAAATATCTGGCGCTATTGGTGCCACTAGTCAGAGTGGTCTGACTGCCCGAACGGCGCTGGGTTTTGGTTGGGACAAGGCCTGGTTGCAAAGTTCGACAGGCAAGCTGACAGGTTATTGGGATCTGGGGTACACGTACTGGGAATCGGGCAAAGAGGCTGGTGCCCGTCACTCTGTCTCTTTCTCGCCAGTTTTCGTTTACGAGTTTGGACAGGGCAACATCAAGCCGTTCATTGAAGCTGGCGTCGGCGTCGCAATGTTTTCGGGTACGACCGCTGGCGATCAAAAATTCGGATCCTCCTTCAACTTTGAAGATCGGATCGGCGCTGGCTTGAAGTTTGGCGATACGCAGCGAGTCGGTATTCGCGCTACTCACTATTCAAATGCGGGCATCAAACAGCCAAACGACGGAATCGAATCGTACGCTCTTTTCTATAGTCATTCGATCTAAATAGCACAGAGAAACCCGGCAAAGCGCCGGGTTTTTTGAGCCTCAAATTAGCCGCCACGGTTCCATTGCAAGAGATGGCGGCTATTAACAACCTGAAAGTTATGCCATTGGCGCAAACGAGAATGCTGACCAGCCTTTGATTTTCAAGTTGCGCGCATCCTGCTCTGTAAGCCACCAACGAGACTCAAGATCGTTAAGGTTAATCACGCTCTCTTGTGGTGTAATCCCTTCATAATCCAAGCGGAGTTCATCTGGGAGGGCCGAGAAGGGAATCGTTGGGAGTTTGACCAAGATGGCCCTATTACCCTTCGGACCGAAGCCTGGGTAGAACTGAATTTTAACGGCTGCCGGATCGATAGGCTGCACGAGTATTCCTACTCCAAGAGCGGAGAGAGCTTTTTCGATCGCTTCCATCTTGGAGGTGTGGAGGAAGTCCACCAGGCGATCGCCTTGTGTCTGGGCTACGCCAAGCAGACGGCACAGATCGGCCTTGCGCATATCGCGAGCCATCATCTCGTTCCACAGGAATATCTTCGCCACGGTAACGGCCGGAAGGCGAACAACATATTCGCCTTCCTCTGGTGCTGATGCCTGGGGAATCGTCCGACGCTGATCAACATAGATAGACAAGGTTGACTCGATCGCATCCACCGATTCACTGATGGCGTGATTTTTGTCGTCGCCGTAGCTGTTCAGCTCTGGTAGATCGCGGCAGAAGACGGCCACCCCTGTGGCGCTGTCTTGCTCAAAACGGATTGCATAGTCGTACATGGTCACTCCTTGGAGGTGATGCTCTGCGCTCAGATGTGGTGAAGGGGGCTCTCAGAGCCCCAGTTGTTTAATGATCGCCTTGCGGGTCGGTTCTGGCATTTCCTTACTACCGTGATCCGCGAAGGTGGTCCTGTTGCCGTTTGGGGCTATGACTTTGAAGTGGCTTCCTTTGCCGGCTTCGAAGATCACCCCTTTGGCCTTTAACCATCGTCTGAACTCGCTGAACTTCATCACCTCGCCTCGTTGTTTGGATGGGTCCAGCATACAACGTTTTTGTGGTAATACAACTAATTTGTGGTATTTATTCTTGGAGTGACGATGGATCCTACTGACCTCGGCCCAGGCACAGCTACCTGGCTGGGCGGTAGTGCCACCGTTGTGCTGGGCGGCCTGCTATGGCTGCGCCGGTTCCTTTCAAAGGATGCGACTGACCGCGCGATGGACAGCGCCGATATCGGCACGCTGAAGCGGTTGAACGAGCTGCTGAACCAGGAGCGAGCGGCCCGCAAGGAAGCCGAAGCCCGCGCCGATCAATTCGCGAAAGAGCGGAACGACCTGGCCGCAGCAGTAGGGCGCATGGAAGGCAAGATCGAAGCGCTGACCAGTCAGGTCGCTCAACTCACTGACCGCGTGACGCAACAGAGCGACGAGATCACTCGCCTGCGCACCAAGCTGGGAGGAATTGCCTGATGGACAGATGTGCTTTGGAATTTATCGCACGCCGCTGGTGGCGCCGGGCCGAGGTCTGGGCTATTGCAGTCGTGCTGGTGGGTGGTGGTGCTGTCTTGGGCTACCAGGCTGCTTACTGGTCGCTCGCCGAGAAGCAGAGCAGCCAAGTGACTGACATACGCAAGGCCTACGACACGGCCATGACTGAGCGGGACAAGCGCCTGGAAGAGCTGACCCGCCAAACTGGTACCGCCGCCGACAAAGCCACGAAGGCTGCAACTACTGCGGCTCAGGCTGCCGACAAAGCGGACGAAGCCCTCAATCGGGTATCGCAGTAATCCGCGCCACGTTTTCGAATGCGCCAAATCGTGGCGCGAGGTTTTGCAGATGAGCAAAGTCACCCGCCTGCGCCACGCGCTTCCCTTGGGGCAAGAAATCAACGCAGCCGTGACTGCGCTCGACAAAGCCATTGCTGATGCCGTGGATGCCGCCAAGTCTGCCGGGTTGCCGCAGGGCCTGATCGTTGGACTGCTTCACGGTCACGCACACGCACAGACACACCAGATGGTGACCGTATGAGAGTCAAGGTTCTGGAGTTCAAGCGCGAAGACTGGCGCGATGCAGCCAAGACCCTGCGCAAGATTGCCGATGACCTTGATGCCGGTGAGCATCCAGAGTGCACCGTAGGCGCCTTGACGCTGATCGGGGCGAAGGGAGAGGTCACTGTGTTTGGCCTCGGCCCCAAGTGTGACGACTTGCAATGCCTGGGTGCGATACGCCTGGGTGAGCAGAAGCTGATTGATGTCCTGCTGGATAACGGGGAAGGGTAGGTGTGCCGCAGGTGAGTGCGGCACGGATGGATCACTGCGCTTTCAGAGCCTCTTGGATTTTGTCCGCGTAGCTAGAGAGCTTTCCCAACTCTTGGTCTAGATGGTTTCCGTTGGGGGAGGTTGCCCCAATGCGCACAGAGATGAGTTCCAGCGCAGCATTTACAGCTAGGCCGCGTTTGTCTGCCGCTGAACCGTTTTCATACTTGACGTGATCTAAAAGAGCCATGTCGCATTCCTTGCTGTTGAGTTGATCCTCACCAATACCGGCAAACCCCTAATATTTCAATCAAGCCTTAGGTTTAGCTGAGACAATTTATGACAACCAAGCAACCCGACTGGGAGGCAATCGAACGTGCCTACCGGGCCGGTTCGCTTTCCATCAGGACTATCGCAGAGCGCCAAGGCGTGAGCGACACTGCAATCAGGAAGAAAGCCAAGGTCCAAGGATGGGCGAGAGACCTTTCTGACCAGGTGCGCAAAGAGGTTCGCAGCAAGCTGGTTCGCGGAGAGGTTCGCAACGACCAAGGCGCGAACTGCGAACTTGACGCCGAGATCATCGAAGAGGCCGCAGAGGAAGGCGCTCGGGTGGTTCGCAGCCACCGTAGAGACATTCGCAAAGCCACGAACCTTGCGAACCTGCTGATGGATGACCTGCTCAATACCATCCAGCGCCGCGAAGAGATCGAAGACGCGATCATCGACGAGACTGACGAGGACAATAACAGCATGCGCCGGGCCTCGATGCTCGCTGCTGTCGCACTACCCAGCAATTCCAAAACCTTGTTTCAGCTTTCCTCTGCAATGAAGAACCTGCAGGTTCTGGAGCGTCAGGCATTCAGCCTGGACGAGAAGGAGAAGACGGACGACGCCGACGAGATCTCGAAGATGATGGACGAACTATCACAGGACGCCTGATATGAAACCCGAGCACATGAAGCTGCTTCGGGATCGGTTCTGGCGACTGAATAATCTCTACTTCATCACCGACAAGCAGGGAAAGAAGGTTCGCTTCCGCATGACGCAGGAGCAGATCGATTACTTCCAGGGGATGCATACCCGGAACATCATCCTGAAAGCTCGCCAGTTGGGCTTTACGACGCTGGTGTGCATCGTCCAATTGGATGCCGCGCTGTTCGAGGCTGCCAAGTGCGCTTTGATTGCCCACACCCTGAACGACGCGAAGCGCCTGTTTCGGGAGAAGGTCAAGTACGCCTACGACAACCTGCCGAAAGAGCTGCGCGCTGCCAACCCGGCGAGGAATGACGCCGCCGGCGAACTGGTATTCAGCAAGGGCGGTTCGCTTTACGTCTCCACCTCCTTCCGGGGCGGCACGCTGCGTTACCTGCACGTATCCGAGTTCGGGAAGATCTGCGCTAAGTTCCCGCACAAGGCGCGGGAGATTGTCACCGGTGCTTTCGAGGCAGTGGCCGCTGATTGTTTCGTCACCATCGAGTCGACGGCAGAAGGCCGGGCCGGGTATTTCTTTGATTACAGTCAGTCAGCAGAGCGCCAGCAACTCGCTGGTGTCCCGCTGGGCCTGCTCGACTGGAAGTTCTTTTTCTTCAGCTGGTGGAACAACAAAGCCTACAGCCTTGACTCGACCGACGTGGTGCTGCCCCAGCGCCTGACCGACTACTTCAGCGAACTACACGCCAAGCACGGGATCGTCACAGACGACGGCCAGCGAGCGTGGTACGCAGCCAAGGAGAAGACGCTCGGCGACGACATGAAGCGGGAATACCCGTCACTGCCGGCCGAAGCCTTTCAGCAGTCGATCGAGGGGGCCTACTACGCCAAGCAGTTCACCAAACTTTATGGCGCGCAGAGAATCGGCCCGATACCGGACAACAGTCATCTGCCGGTGCACACGATATGGGATATCGGCGTCGGCGACTCTACGGCCATCTGGTTCGTTCGGATCGTCGGCGAGGAATACCACGTCATCGACTTCTACGAGAACAGCGGTGAAGGCCTGCGGCACTACATGAAGGTGCTCAAGGATCGCAAATACACGTACGGCGATCACTGGGGCCCGCACGACATCGACAACCGCGAATTCGGCAGTGACGGCAAGACCCGGCGCGAACTGGCCCGAGAGGGCTATGAGATCGACGGGCAAAAATACAGCCTCAAGTTCAGCGTTGTTCCAAAGCTCGGCATCGACGAGGGTATTGAGCAGGTTCGGGAGATTCTTCCGGCCTGCGCCTTCGATGAGTCCAAGTGCGAACTGGGTATTTCCTGCCTGGAGAACTATCGAAAGGAGTGGGACGACAAGCGGGGCTGCTGGAAAGACAAACCACTTCACGACTGGTCATCACACGGCGCGGATGCCTTCCGCTACTTCGCCGTCTCGATGGGCCGACGCAAACGCACAGGCGGAACACGCCGAATTGGAGGCTTGGCCTGATGCCAGTGCAATCGACAAACCCCGACTACGACGCGCACATCGCGGAGTGGGAGATGATGGACGACGCGCTCGAGGGCGAGTGCGCCGTGAAGCGCAACGAGTGCAACCTGCCCAAGCCGAGCGGTATGGTCGAGGCGGAAAAGCTCGACGGCGCCGGCAACAAGTATCTGTACCAGAACTACACGAACCGGGCTCAGTACGAGCACTGGGTGCGCGACTCGCTGCGTTCGATGATGGGTCTGGTCTCCCGGTTGATTCCGGAGATCGAACTGCCCGCCGGGCTGAAGGCGCTGGAAGACAATGCAACGGCCGACGGCTTCGGCCTGAAGCAACTTTTCTTCCGGATGGTGCGCCAGGCCATTTCCCACGGCCGGGTGCCGCTGGTGGTGAACATCGACGAGAGCGGTGAGCCGTACTTCTCGACGTACGCCACTCGCAACGCGATCAACTGGGACACTGCTGATCAAGGTGGTCGGCAGGACTTGGTCCTCTCGGTGTTCCGCGAGTTTCGCAAGAAGGGCGGCGATCGCTACAGCCATGACTGCTACACCGTGTTTCGCGAGTTCTTCATGCTGAACGACGTCTGCTACACCGCCGTGCGGAATGAAGGCGGTGAGCTGGTCGAGGGCGAAAAGCCGCTGGGCACCACTGGTACCGATAACCGGCTGGTCAAAGGCCTGCCATACCTGCCCGTGATTTACTGCGGTTCCACCGACAATTCTCCGGATGTCGACGAGGTGCCGCTGCTGACCATGGCGCGGGCCGCGCTGAAGTCCTACCAGTTGAGCGCTGACTACTTCACCTCACTGCACCAGACCAGTCACCCGCAGCCATGGGTTTCTGGCCTGGATGAAGCGGTGGAGCTGAGCGTTACCGGCCCATCGGCGGCATGGGACCTCGGTCCGAATGGCGAGTGCGGTTACCTGGAATTCCAAGGCGCCGGCATCGAAGCCGTGCGCAAAGCCATGGATGACCAGAAGAACGCCGCGCTTGAGGCAGGCGCCAAGGTCATGGACGTGGCCGGCACCGAGTCGGGCGAAGCGCGTAAAACACGCCAGAACGACCAGCACGCGACACTGCACAGCATCGTTATCACGGTGGCCGAGGCGGTGGAGCAGGGCCTGCGGTACGCGGCAGAGTGGAAGGGCTACGACCCCAAGCAGGTCAAGTTCAAGGTGAATCCCGAGTTCGTAACCCCAGTGGTCGACGCCCAGGTGCTCGCCGAACTTCTCAAGGGCGTGATGGCTGGAACTGTAAGCGCCGACACTTATTGGCAGTACCTCACCACCGGTAAGCTGCCGGACCGCCCATACGACGAAGAGGCCGACCTGATCAGCGATGAGCGCGAGTCGGCCGGCATCAACCTGGACAACGACGATGCCAACGACAAGCCTGGCGCAGGCGGACAGCCAACTGCTGGAGCAGACCACCCGCCACTCGGTAATGCTGGAGCGACTTAAGGCCGGCGAGGTCAAGAAGTTCGAGAAGTACCTGCGCCAGATCGACAAACTGGTGCGGGAGCAACTCACCCGCAAGGAGCTGACCACCTACAGCCGGGACCGCCTTGAGCAATTCCTGGCCCGGGTGGACGGCAAGCTGCTGGAGATCTACAAAGCCTACGGCGACCTGGTACAGGCCGACCTGGTCGACATCGCGCTGTATGAGTCGAGCTTTGAGGCCAAAAGCCTGAGCAATGCGCTCTCCATCGACGCGGTGGTGCCGACCCACACGGTGATCCGTGCGGCGGTGTTCTCCTATCCGCTTCAGGTCAAGGGCATCGACGGCGGCAAGCTGCTGAAGAGCTTCGTCAGCAGCTGGACGCGGACCGAGACGATGCGCGTCACGAACACGATCCGGCTCGGCTTCGGCCAGGGCCAGACCAACGCCCAGATCATCCAGGCGATTCGCGGCACCGCGGCGCAGAACTTCACTGACGGCGTCCTGGCGGTGAGCAACCGCAATGCTGCCGCCGTGGTGCAGACGGCAATCCAGCACGTGGCTACCACGGCGCGAATGGAGACGCTGAAGGCCAACAGTGACGTGGTTCTGGGCTACCGCTGGGTGTCGACGCTCGACCGCAAGACCTCTCAGCAGTGCAAGGGCCTGGATGGGATGCGTTTCGACCTGGGTAAAGGCCCGCTGCCGCCGGCGCATATCAACTGCCGATCAACTACGGTGCCCACCACCAGGCTTTCGGAGATGTTCGCCAAGGACGCCACGCGCGCCTCGGTGGGCGATAATGGCGGGGCCCAGGTCGACGCTCGCCTGAATTATTACGAGTGGCTGGCAACGCAGCCGGCGAGCTTCCAGGATCATGCCCTCGGGCCGGTCCGGGGTAAGTTGTTCCGTGATGGTGGCCTGACGCCGGAGAAGTTTGCCAAGCTGCAGCTCGACAAGTCGTTCAAGCCGCTGACCCTGGCGCAGCTGAAGGATGCAGAGCCTGACATGTTCATCCGAGCAGGCGTTACACTCGGCGCTCAACCAGGTTGAGATAGCACATGCAGATCATCGTTGAGGACGGGAAGGGCAGACCAGACGCGAATAGCTTCGTGCCGCTGGAGAAGCTGACCTTCTTCGGCAACTACTACGGGTTCCGGATACCTGAAGCAGAGGCTGACCAGGTCGAACTGCTGCTGCGCGCTGCGGCCGACATCAACGGTCGCCAGTGGAAAGGGCGCAAAGCCAATCCTGAACAGGCAATGGCCTGGCCCCGACGTGACTGCAAGATCGAATACCAGACATTGTCTGAGACGTTCGTGCCCTTTGAGCTTGAATGGGGTCAGGTACGGCTGGCGATCGAGCTGTATGCAGCAGAGCAGGGCTTTCAGATCGAAGAGCCGACCCACTGTACCGAGCCAAACGGGCGGCGGACTCGATTGAATCGAGATACGCCAGGCCTGCGTATGCGACCGCCGCCATATGCGCCGAGCAGGACGCAGTTCGCCGATTACCTGGTCATGCGCGGGCTTTCGATAGTCCGATAAACCACAGAATTCACACCAAGCCGCCCAATGGGCGGCTTTTTTTATGCCCGTCAGGCGGGCCAACCAAGTCCCCAGGGGATACCCATGCCATTTGAATTTGACCCGGCCGCCGCTGGCCTCACCCTCGACGCAACTCAGACCGTAGCCCTTCAGGAGGCGCTAGGCGGAAAGGTTCAGGAGTATCTGGACAAGGAAGTAACCGGCCTCAAGTCCAAGAACCAGGAGTTGCTGGGCTCGAACCGGACCATCAAAACCGAACTGGACAAGCTGAAGGGGCAGTTCGAAGGCCTGGACATCGAAGCGGTCAAGGGGCTGCTTGCGAAGGTTGGCCAGGACGAAGAAACCAAGCTCATCGCTGAAGGCAAGCTGGACGAGGTGATCACTCGCCGCACCGAGCGCCTGCGCAGCGACTACGACACCAAGCTGAGCGCCGAGAAGACCCGCGCCGACAAGGCCGAGCAATTCGCCGCCAAGTACAGCGACAAAGTGCTGGCCGATTCCATCCGCGCTGCTGCGATCAAGGCCGGCGCGCTCCCTGAGGCCGCCGAGGACATCATCCTGCGCGCCCGGGGCACTTTCAAACTCAGTGAAGACGGCGAAGCGATCGCCACCGACCGTGACGGCGAGGTCGTTTACGGGAAGGACGGGAAGACCCCGCTGTCGCCGCTCGAATGGGCGGAATCTCTGCGTGAAACAGCAACGCACCTGTGGCCAAGGGCTCAGGGTGCCGGTCCGACCGGCGATCAAGGTGGCAAGGCCACGAAAAAGTGGGGCGAGTACACGGAAACCGAGCGCGCTGCGATCGCCCGTGACAACCCTGAGCTCTTCAAGAAAATCCAGGCCACCAAAGGAACCTAATCCATGGCAACTACCCAACTGACCGACATCTTCGTCGGCGACTACTACGCCTCCCTGGCGCCGGTTAACAGCCCGGAAAAGACTGCTGTGTACGAGTCGGGCATCGTAACTCGCTCGCCCGTGCTGGACGCGATTGCCTCCGGCAGCCAGGGTACCGCCGAGATCAGCTACTGGCAGGATCTCAACGCTGATGAAGCCCCGAACATCAGCAACGATGACCCGAACGACCAGGGCGAGGTCGGTAAGGTCGAGCAGGACAGCATGCGTGCGCGTGTTCTGTACCTCAACAAAGGCTACGGCGTAACCGATCTGACTGCGGAACTGGCCAACACCGAACCACAGCAGCAGATCCGCAACCGCTTCGGCACCTACTGGACCCGCCAGTGGCAGCGTTACACCCTGGGCGCGGCTCGCGGCATCATCGCCTCGAACATCGCGAACAACGGTGGTGACATGGTCATCGACGCGGGCGCAACCATCAGTGCGAACGCCTTCCAAGACGCTGCGTTCACCGCCGGTGATGCGGCCGACCAGTTCGGCGCGATCGGCGTGCACTCGGTGGTGATGAACCAGATGGTCAAGCAGGACCTCATCGAGTACCTGCGCGACTCCGACGGCAAGATCATCCTGGCCACCTACCTCGGCAAGCCAGTGTTCATGGACGACGCGCTGGTGTATGGCGCGGGCAAGTACCTGTCCGTGTTCTTCGGCCAGGGCGCTTTCGGTTACGGCGAAGGCACGCCGAAGGTGCCGGTAGAGCTGGAACGTAAGCCAGGCGGCGGTAACGGTGGCGGCGCCGAAGTTCTGTGGGAGCGGAAGACCTACATCCTCCAGCCTGCCGGTTTCAGCTGGAAGGGTTCCGAGGCTCAGAACCTCAGCCCAACCGCGACTCAGTACGCCTCCGCAGGAAATTGGGAGCGCGTGTTCAACCGCAAGCAAGTCCCGTTCGCCGCTGTCATCAGCGGTACCACCACGCCGTAATACGGCCCACACAACCTGGCGTCTTTATGGGCGCCGGGATGCTTTTGAGGTGACTCATGAAAGTGATTTATACGGACAAGCCGGGCAAAGAGCGCGGCGTGTGCTACCGCCTGCTCAGCGAGTTTTTTGGCGTCATCGGCTCCGCGACAGAGGTGGTCGTTGATGGCGATGCCCCGGACATCTACGACGCCTACCAAGCGGCCGGCATCAAGGTTTCCGATGGCAACGAACAGGAAGCGCCGGAAACCGACCCTTTGAAAATGAAGGTCCCCGAGTTGAAAGAGTGGTTGACCGCGAAGGGCATTGCCTTCGACGCGACCGCCAAGAAAGAAGACCTGCAGGCCCTGGTGCCAGCGGAATAAGGACAAACACATGACCGACTTCATCACCGTTGCCGATGTTGATGCCTCGCTGGGTCCTGACTGGGCCGGCACCGGTGATCCGGTCCTTGCTGTGACCATGGCCAATGCCTGGCTCACGGCCAAGATTAAGCGGGCTGTTCCTGATCCGGTTCCGGCCGAGATCAAAACAGCCGGCGCCCAGGTTGCCAAAGAGGCAGCGGCGGGCAAGCTGTACACGGCCACGCAGAAGGAAGTGCAGAGCAAGACAGTATCCGCGCAGTCCGGCACGTCCGTGAGCAAGACCTACGTGGCGGGCTCTACCGATCAGTCGGCGGGCGTCAACTTCGCCCTGGCCCTACTGGAGCCGTGGATCAAGCGCTCAGGCGTGATGATGCTGAAAAGGATCTGATCATGGGCATGCGCGAAGAGATCCAGGCTGAACTGGCCGAGGCGTTCGACGATCCTGATGGCTTGGCCGACGCAGTCAAGCCGGTCACAGGCGTGCGCAAGGTGGCGGGCGAGTACGACCCTGACCTGGGCGGCGAAACGCCGGAGACCACTGTGACGTACTCGGGGCGCGGTGTTCTGGGCAGCTACCTGTCCAAGGAGATCGACGGCTCCCTTATCCAGACCACCGACAAGAAGCTGCTGGTGCTGCAGAACGAACTGTTCGTGTCGGAGGCCGGTGTTCCGACGGCGGTACCGGCTGCACCGGCCATCGGCGATATCGTCAATGGCCTACGGGTGATGAATGTGTCCGCGGACCCGGCGGACGCAACGTGGACGGCGCAACTGAGGAAATGATATGGCGAGCAAGTACGCTAGCATGAACGGCAGCTTTGCCGAGAATATCCGCGACTTCGCTGAGCGCGCCCAGGCTGGTATCGACGCAACCATCCGCGAGATCGTCATCGAAATCGGTAGCAGCGTCATCCTCAAGTCGCCAGTGGGAAACCCTGAAATTTGGGCTGCGAACGTCATTCACCGCCAGGCGAACACCCGGGCGGCTGATGACTACGATTTCAAGGTCGCAGTGCGCAACACGATCATCAATCTGAACGAATCGAACTTCACCAAAGCCGGCAAGCTGCGAAAGGGTGTGAAGTACGCGAAGCCCTTGACCAAGACCGAGCGCGACCAGAACTTCAACGTGAACGGCCTCGTGGCAGGCAAAGATTACGTAGGCGGAAGGTTCCGCGGGAACTGGCAGTTCTCGATTGATACTCCAGCAGATGGCGTTCTTGATCAGATCGATGTCAGCGGAAACGTCAGCATCGCTGTGCTCAAAGCACAGGTTCAATCCCTGACGGCGGGGCAAACCGCCTACATCGTGAACAACCTGCCCTACGGAATCCCGCTTGAGTATGGGCATAGCAAGCAAGCACCGCACGGGATGGTTCGAGTCACCTTGGCCAACTTCCAAAAGACTGTCGACGATGCAATCAGGAAAAATCAGGTATGAGCCACGCCATCATTGCGTCCATTTACGAGGCCAAGCTGATTGCCTGGAGCAAGGCCCGGACGGAGCCGATCAAGGTTGTGTTCGAAAACGTCCAATACGACCCGGCCGACGGCGAGACCTATCTGCGGGCGTTCATGCTCCCAGGTGATACCGCGAGCAGCACGCTCGCTGGCGACCACCGCGCATTCATCGGCGTCTACCAGGTCAGCATTGTGGCTCCGGCCAATACCGGCAAGACCAAGACGAACCCAATCGTGGCTGAGTTGACCGCGCTGTTTCCGCTTTACGCGAGAGACACGAAGGCCGGCATCACCGTCGTCACGATGTCACCGGTCGACCCTGGCCCGGGCATCCCTGATCCACCGACTTTCACCGTGCCGGTTTCGTTCGAATACCGAGCAGACATCGCCATCTGATTACGCCCGTTGGGCAAACCCTGAAACCCGCCTCTGTGCGGGTTTTGTCATTTCTGAAAAAGAGGAAACACCCATGGCCGGCATCCAAATGCCCAACGGCGCCACCTTTGAGATTGCAGCCGCCTACGGCCCCGCAATCCCATTCACCGCCTTGACGAACGCCAATCCAGCCGTCGCTACCGCGGCAGCGCATGGCCTGGCCGAAGGCGATGTCATCGCCGTCAACTCCGGTTGGACTCGCCTTGAAGGGCGTGGTGTTCGTGTCGGCGAGATCGCCAGCGGCACTTTCGCGCTGGAAAACGTGAATACCGTCAACGTCCAGCAGTATCCGGCCGGCTCGGGCATTGGCTCGGTGCGCGAGGTGACGGGTTTCACTGAGATTTCGCAAATCACCGAGCTGAATTCCAGCGGCGGCGACCAGCAGTTTCTGGCCTTTGGCTTCCTGGCGGACGACGATGATCGCCAGATGCCAACGACCAAGAATCCGATCACGCTGACCATCACCGTCGCCGATGATCCTTCCAAGCCTTATGTGGAGGTCTGTGAGGCTGCCGACGACGACAAGCAAGCGCGCCTGCTCCGACTCAACCTTCCTGGCGGCAGCAGCATCATCTACAACGGCTACGTGTCGATCACTTCGACGCCGACCATGTCCCGCAACAACTTGATGACTCGCGTCATCAGCATCGCCCTGACCGGTCGTCCAACCCGCTACGCGGCAGCGGTGTAATCCATGGCCAAGTTCAAGTTGATCCAGAAACCGACCTTCAAGGCGCCGGTGATGATCCAGCGCGCAGGCTACAACGCCGAAAAGGTGGAGTTCGAGTTCAAGTACCTGGACCGTACCGCGCTGGCCGAGCTGTACACCGGCTGGAACGAGCGACACGACGAACTGGGCAAGCAGGTCGGGGATATGGACCTCAAAGCTTTCACGGCCGCCCAGATCGCCCTGCAAGCTGACCAACTGCTGGATGTGGTGGTGGGCTGGGATATCGAAGAGGAATTCACGCCTGAGAACGTGCGTATCCTCGTCAACTCGATCAACTCGGCGCCTAAGGCAGTGCTGAACGCGTACGCCGAGGCCTTCAGCGAAGCCCGCTTGGGAAACTCCTAAGCGCCTCCCGCGCCCTGTATGAGTCTGGGCCATCAGATGCGGACCTGATGGCCTTCGGCTTATCGCGCCAGGATATCCCCGACAAGGAAGTCGGCATCTGGCCGGACAACTGGGAGGCCTTCAAAGTCTTCGAGGCCATGAGCACCCAGTGGCGCACAGGCGCGTTCGGCGCAACAGGCATGGACTACAGCGTTCTCTCCGGGGTGATTCGTATGTGCGGCGTGCCGATCAGCCAGCGACAAACCATTTTCAGCGACTTCCGACATATGGAGGCTGAAGCCCTACAGGTGATGGCGGAACAGCGGGAGAGCGCGAGGGGGGGCTGATCCTCAGGCCCAAAGACGCAAGAAAACCAACATGACGCGGCATGGCCGCAGGAGAGATCTATGAATCAGTCTGATCCGTTTTTCCCAATAATCGCCTGGCGTCGAGGACTGACCAATCCGCGTCGCGAGCCTGTCGAAGTTGATGTTCAGGACGGGCGCGCCGAGTACTTGCTCAGCGGCCCGTATCATCTTACCGAAGGCGCATCAATCGAGGTCAAGGGGGGTAAGGTGATCTATAGCTCTGGGAAGCATAAGCCGTCTTAAAACAAAGCGAATAATGCGCCTAGCAGTGGGGTACCTGTGCCTTGGGCGTAGTAATTTCTTATCTCGATAACGGCGAAGTCTTTCTCTGCTTTTCTCATTCTGTCCTCAACATCCTCTAAGGCAAGGCTGGACCCGAACATGTAGAGGCCATCAGAAATAGCCCGGGGAGATACCTTCAGGGCATCGCCTAGCGAATCTGCGAGGTATCCAATATCTCCTTGATAGATGTACACAAAATCTGGCTTGTTAATCACATTGACCTCCAGGTCATAAACGCGCCGATATTGGCGCTATCCCAGTCCTCGGGCTTGCAGGCGTAGGACTGGGGAGTCCTTGCGTATGGCAGGAGGCTACTACCGCGCGGCGCTTGGTCGCCACTGGCATTTCATACACACTGGATGCCTGGCCAGGTCCGGGGTAATCTAACAGCCTGGATCAATATGGATGTCCTTCCATGGGTGAAATCGCAGGAACGCTGATGCCAATCTTGCAGGCTTTGCTGCCAGGTTTTTTGGCCATGGTGGTGTTTTATTGGTTAGCTGATGCGAAGAAGCCCGGCCAGTTTGAACAGGTAATTCAGGCGCTCATCTGTACGGGCTTGATCAAGATCCTGGTAGATGGCATAGCCGTTATCGCTATTTGGGTTGGCCAGTGGGGCACACTTGGCGTATGGACTGAGAATGTTGCCACGTCTTGGGCGGTCGTCCTCGCGATTGGATTTGGACTAGCTCTAGCCTACTTCTCACGCCACGATGTTTTATACAAGTTTGCGCGGAAGGTAGGGCTGACGGCCAAGGCATCCGTTGGTGAGTGGAGGTATGCTTTCTTGCGCTTTCCTGATCGCGGGGTGGTGCTGAGTCTTAAGGACGGACGCAGGCTTATGGGATATCCATTAGCCTGGCCGGCGGAGCCAGAGAGCGGACATTTCGTTATGGAGTTTCCTACATGGGTGGTTGGTGACGATCTGGTTCCTCAGGACGGAGTAACGTATCTACTTATTGCTAACAGCGATGTTCAATGGGTCGAATTTCTAGAGCCTCAAGGAGACGCAAAATGAATGATCAACAACCAAAGCATCACATTCTGGAGCGCAAACACGTCAATGACGGGATGAATGTGAATCCTGACCGGACGAGAAATGTGCTGCCCGCCCAGGCGCCGAAAGCTCCACCGCCTGCGCCTTCCCCAAAGAAAGACTGATGCACTCAAAGCCCAGCCCACGCGTTGGGCTTTTTGCATCTGGTCAATCCCATCGACACCGCCTAGCCTCCACCAAACCCGAAGAACCCCGCCCATGCGGGGCTTTCGTGTTGCTCTCTCGTTTGGAAAGAGCACTTGACGATCTTGTGATACATTTCCGCCATCTCTGATAGCGAGGATGAGGCGATGCTCAAAAGGATGTGTTTTGCGGGACTTCTTTGTATTGCAACTACTGGCCTTCTCCAGGGCTGTGCGCCCATGCCGACGCAGCAAGAAATCAGCTCTGCTGATTACGGCTATCCGATATCCCAGGATGATGCGGTAAGCCAAGCCAAAGGTGCATTCGGCCTGTACTTGAAGGATCCCGAGTCCGCCAGATACTCTTTCGGTTCAGTCTACAAAGGTTACTTTGTAGGAAGTGCCTTCGAAGGGAGAAAGCTTCAAGCAGGTTACTTGCTTGACGTGACTGTTAATGCAAAGAACAGCTATGGCGGGTACGTCGGCGCAAAGCCTTACAAATTCTTGTTTCGCAATGGGAAAATTGCAGGTGCTTGGGAAGTAGGATCTAGCGGTATTTTCGTGAAAATTATGTGACGGCTAATTGCCGGCACAGCACACCCAAAACAGACCCGCCCAGGCGGGTTTTTTTATGCCCGGAGAAAAATAATGAGCACCAACTTCGCCTCCCTGGGCATTGCCGTTGAGTCCTCGCAAGCGGCAAAGGCCGCTGACGACCTGGATAAATTGGTCGACTCGGCAGAAGGTGCACAGAAGGCGATCGACGACCTAGGCAAGACTGGTGAGGGCTTGGCCAACACGGGCAAGAAGATCACTCAAGCTGAAAGTGAGGTGGCACAGGGTGTCGACAAGTCTACCGCCGCGATAGACCGCAGAGCCGGTGCAAGCCGCAAAGCCGCCGACAGCGCGGTAGCTGAGATCAATGTCATCAGCCAGCTGGACAAGGCGATGACCGGCAATATCACCAGCATGGAGTCGCTGATCAAGGCCGAGGGCTTGCTCGAGCGTGCCAAGAAAGGTGGACTGGTAACGATAGAGGACCAGGTCAAGTATCAGGATCAGTTGGGGAAGGCCCACGACAGGCTTGAAAAGGCTGAAGCCAAAGAACTGGCGCAGAAGCAGCGCCTGATAGAGGCTGAGGGTCGACGGATCGAAGCGCTGAAGCGCACCGTGAATGGAATCGACCCCCTAACCTCCAAGCTGGCGAAGCTTGAAGAGCGTGAGCGAGCACTCAACGAGCTTCATAAGCTAGGCGAGACTGACGCCAATCGCTACAACGAAGCTTTAGCAAAAATCGGCAAGGATCGTGCCGGGCTGACAGCTACGGAAACTGCGTTCGACAGGTTGAAGCTTGGCACACGCCAAGCGCAAGAAAACGTAATGCAGCTCGCCAACGCCCTGCAATCGGGTGACCTGGGCAGTGGAGCTCGAGCAATCGCCCAACTGGGTGCCGGTGCGGGAGAATCCGCGAAAAGCCTTGCCGGCATGGTCATTCCTGCCGGATTACTCGTTGCAGTAATCGGGTCACTCGCATACGCATATCTCGACGCTATGAAGCAGGCGCGCGAATTCAATGCAGCTATCAATGGCGGTACCAACGGCGCCGGTCAGACAATCGCCAGCCTGAAGGATATGGCCGACGGCGCCGGGCGCGTCACCGGCAACCTGTCCGGTGCTCGTGAGGCCGTTGTTTCGCTTGCATCCGGCGCAGCTACCAGCGGCACGCAGATGCGAAATCTGGCTGAAGCGGCAGCGGCCGTGAGTGAAATAACCGGGCAGGGCGCTGGCGAGCTCGCCAAGTCCTTTGCCACCGCCGGCGAAACAGCCACAGAAGCGGCAGGCAAGATCAGCAGCCAGTACGGGCTGATCACCCTCGAGCAGTACCAGGTGATCAAGGGTATCGATGATCAGGGCGATCATCAGCGTGCGCTTGATGTTCTGAGCGGTGACTTGAATCAGGCAGCGTTAGAGCGCCTGAAAACCTATCGAGGCTCTCTCTCCGACATAGAGCGCGACTGGGATGACATCGGAAACGCTACAAAGCGCGCTTATTCATACCTAAGGGCAGAAGCTTTTCCAGACCTCACAAAGCAGATCGAAATCACTCAGCGTGTGCTTGATACCCGCAAGGGTGGCGGGTTTGCTGGGGCAGTCTCCAATGGGCTTAGCTCGCTCAATACGGCGCTCGGTCTAGGCACCGGAGAGCATGACGACTCAACTGAGGCGCTGGAAAAGAAACTGGCGGGGCTGAAATCTCGCCTTGCCGCAAGCACTGCTCAGACGGCCGCTACTGGTGAGGCTACGGATGCCAACCAAAAAGCAATTGAGGCTCAGAAAGCGCTCGACGCTCAGCTTGATGACGTAAATCCTCTCGCCAAACGTCAGGCGGGGCTTAAAAAACTCAACGACCAGTTCCGAGCTCTGTACGAGAACGCCGAAAAAACAGGACAGAAAACGCCGCTGCTCGATGGGGTTATTTATGACGGCGCTAAGTTCTCCGGCGGCGCTTACGACAAGCTACTAAAGGGCCTCAACGACAAAAACAAAGACCCGAAAGCCGCCGGCTCCCAAGTCGATCTGACCAGCTTCACCCACGCCAAAAACAACCTCTCCGATATCGTCACGGACTACCGAAACGCCCAGAAGGAACTGGAGGCGCAGCAGAAGGCTGGAGTGGTATCGCTGTCTGACTACGCCAAGCAACGGTCGGCTCTGATCAATCAGGAAAAGGACGATGTCACCGCGGCGTACCAGGCCGAGATTGATACTCTGGAGGCTGCGAAGGGCAAGAAGTCCACGACAGCGGCTCAGAGCATCCAACTTGACCAGAAGATCGCCGATGCACGGCAAGGGATGGTCAAGGCTCAGAAGGATGCCGACAGTCAGCTGACCGTCATTGCAACGAACGAGAAGGGCCGACTGGAGCAACTGACGGCCGCCTCGGAGGCGTACGTCAACCAGCTGGAGCGGCAGCGAGCCGCACTGGAAGCCGCTGGCTCCCGCGCAGCAAACGGGCTAGGGGTGGGCGACCGGCAAGCGGCACTGCAAGCGAGCCTCGACGCAACCACGGACAAGTTCAACGACGAGCGCGCCAAGCTTCTGGATCGCCGCAAGACCGCACCTGACAAGTACAGCCAGGAAGACTACATGCGCGACCTTGGCAGCCTGGAGGATGCGGAAAGGAAGTACCGCGACACCGTGGTCGACAACTACGACAAGATGTCTGAAGCGCAAGGTGAATGGCGAAACGGGGCTACGTCCGCTTTCGAGGATTACCTTCAATCAGCCAACGATGTGGCGGGCCAGACGAAAAGCTTGTTCACCAATGCCTTTTCCGGCATGGAGGACGCGGTCGCGAATTTTGCCGTCACTGGCAAACTTTCGTTTTCCGACTTCACCAAGTCGATCATCGCCGACATGGCGCGCATCGCCACCCGGCAGGCCGCGTCTGGTTTGCTTTCGAGCATCGCAGGTAGTGCGCTGGGCGCGTACTTCGGTGGCGGCGCGGCGACCGGCGCTGGCAGCTTCGGCTCCAGCATCGGTAGCGCTCTCGTTGAAGGGCGAGCATCTGGTGGCCCGGTCGATCCGAATACCCTGTACGAGGTCAACGAAAAGGGGCCCGAGCTGTTCAGTCAGGGTGGACGGTCGTACCTCATGACTGGCGCTCAGGGTGGCAGCGTCACGCCATTAATGACGGGCGGCAGTTCGATCATGGCGGCGGCAGGCGGTGGCGGGGGTGGAAACACCTACAACTTCCCCGTGTCGGTGTTCGTGCAGACAGCTGGCGACGGCAGTGCTGCCACGCAGGAGGACACAACTCAGGCCGGAAGGAATATCCAGCAGGTCACCAAGACTGAAGCCGAGGCGGCCATAGCGCGCGGCGTACAGCCTGGCGGCGCTATCTGGCGAGCCATCAACGGGAGGTAACCATGGCGATTGAAACGTTCACCTGGCCCACCCAGCACGGAGAGGCGCCCGATATCACCTATCGGGTGCGCACCTCCCAGTTTGGGGATGGCTACAAGCAAGAGGTCGGGGATGGGATCAACAACAAAGTCGATTCCTACCCGATCACCCACACGGGCAACACGTCGACGGCCCTGGCCTTAATGGCCTTCTTCGACCGCCACCAGGGCGCCAAGGCCTTCTTGTGGACCACGCCGCTCGGCCAGCTGGGCCTGTTCACCTGCAAGAACCCAACCCCTACGCCCATGGGCGGGGGCATATTCAAAGTGACAGCGACGTTCGAGCGCGCTTTCCACCCGTAAAGGTCAATCCATGTCGCTGATCAATGCCATCCAGACTCTTGAGCCTGGCAACGAAGTCATGCTGTTCGAATTGGACGGCAGTGATTACGGCGCCGATGTTCTGCGCTTTCATGGTCATGCGATACCGCACACACCTGCAGAACTGATCGCCGCCGGCGGCAACGCTGACCAGATGCCGGCCAAGTCGATCTGGTGGAAGGGTGAAGAGTATGGCGCCTGGCCCATGCAGTACGAGGGCAGCGAGGCGAATGGTGACGGCACCGCGGTACGGCCCAAGCTTTCGGTCGGCAACGTGAACGGGCGAATCACCGCGCTCTGCTTGGCCTTCGAGGATCTGCTCGAGTTCAAGCTGACCATTCGCAATACGCTGGCCGAGTTTCTCGACGCCGTGAACTTCGAAGGCGGCAACCCCACGGCCGATCCCACCCAGGAATCGATCGAGGTCTGGTATGTCGACCAGAAAACCAACGAGGACGGCGAGACAGTCAGCTGGGACCTGGCCAGTCCGGGCGATGTCGGCGGCGAGACGATCGGCAGGCAGATGACCACTCTGTGCCACTGGTGCCTGACGGGTGGATACAGAGGCCCCAACTGTGGATACACCGGCCCTTACGTCACGAAGGACGGGGTGGTTACCGATGATCCTGAATTGGACGTGTGCGACGCCACCCTGGGCAAGGGCTGCATCCCGCGTTTTGGCGAGGGTAACCCTTACCCATTCGGGGGGTTTCCCGCTGTGTCACTCATTGCCCGGAGCTGAATAATGCGCAAACACATCATTGCGGCCATCCAGGCTCATGCGGCGGCCGAATATCCGAAGGAGTGTTGTGGACTTTTGCTGGCCGTGGGCCGGGCCCAGAAGTACTTCCCGTGCCGGAACATAGCAACCGAGCCAAACGAAGAGTTCCGACTTGAGCCAGAGGACTACGCCGCGGCGGAAGACCAGGGTCAGGTGATCGGCATCGTTCACTCCCACCCGGACGCCACCAGTCGCCCGTCATCGCGCGACCTGGCCATGTGTGAGGCAACGGCCTTGCCCTGGCACATCCTGTCCTGGCCCGAAGGAGACCTCAGGACGATCACGCCGTCAGGCGCCGTGCCCCTGCTCAAGCGACCGTTTGTTCATGGTGTTTGGGACTGTTGGGCTGTATGCGAAGAGTGGTACCAGCGCGAGTGGGGCCTTAAGTTTGAGAACTTCAAGAGGGCTGATGGCTGGTGGGAGAGCGCAGACAGCACCAGCCTTTATGAGGCGAACTACGCCGCCGCCGGCTTCGAGCAGGTCGACAGACCGCAGCGCGGCGACATGATCGTGATGGAGGTGGGCCGCACCGCTCACCCGAACCATGCCGGGATCTACCTGGGGACTGACCCAGTGCTGCCTGGCGAAGATGCTGGCATTTTCGGACCTGGGCCGTTTGTGCTGCACCACCTGTATGGCCGGCCCTCCGAGGTGTTCGTCTACGGCGGCCCGTGGCTACAGCGAACCCGTTTAATTCTTCGACACAAGGAGGCCCGATGAGCGCCATCGCTTATTCACCGATGACCACCATCAAGCTGTCCGGCTCGCTGGCCCAGAAGTTCGGCAGGCTGCATCGGCGCCAGGTCGCATCGGGCGACACATGGGAAGTTTTCCGGGCGTTGAAGGCCACCATTGAAGGATTCGAGGCCGAGATCCGCCGTCTTGATCGCCTGGGCCTTCGCTTTGCCATCTTCCGCAACCGTAAAAACGTCGGGGCGGACAAGTTCGGCATGGGCGGGGCCGGGGAGATAAGGATTGTTCCGGTTATCGAGGGTAGTAAGCGGGGTGGCATTTTGCAGATCGTGCTGGGCGTGGTGCTGATCGCGGCGAGCTACTTCGGCGCGCCGACCGCGCCTGCGGGTATCGCGCTGTTGGCCGGCGGCGTAATCCAGATGCTGAGCCCGCAGGCTGCCGGCCTGAAGCAGAGCGCCTCACCGGAAAACATGCCCAGCTACGCATTCGGCAGCGCAAAGAACACCACGGCCAGCGGCAATCCTGTCCCCATCTGCATCGGTGAGCGCAGGTGGGGTGGGGCGATTATATCGGCATCGGTCTACGCCGAAGACAAGACATAACAACGACACAGCGAGCAGGCCGCCCAAGAGGCGGTTTTTTATTGCCTGGAGGAAATCATGGGCGCAGCACAGAAGCTGGATATTCACGGTGCCAAAGGTGGCGAGAGCAAGCCTAAGTCGCCAGTAGAGGCGCCCGACAGCCTGCGTTCCACCAACCTGGCCAAGATCCTGATCGCCGTTGGCGAGGGTGAATTCGACGGCACACCAACCGCGCGCGATATCTTCCTCGACAACACGCCTATTCAGGATGCCAGCGGCAATTTCAACTTCACCAACGTCAAGTGGGAATGGCGTCCTGGCTCTGTTGAGCAGACTTATATCCCCGGTATTCCGTCTGTCGACAATGAGACCTCGCTGAACATCGAGCTGCGCAGCGGCGCGCCATGGGTCCAGTCGCTGACCAACCTTCAACTTTCAGCGGCACGCATACGCCTGGCCACGCCGCGCCTGGCGAGCCAGGACGCAGAAGGCAACATCAACGGCTACCGTATTGAGTATGCGGTCGATGTGGCGACCGACGGCGGGGCATATCAGCAGGTTCTGGTTGGCGCAATGGACGGGAAGACCACCACCCGCTACGAGCGGTCTCTGCGCATAGACCTGCCGCCGGCCACCAGTGGCTGGCTCATCCGCGTTCGCCGCCTCACGCCAAACTCTCAGAACACCGACAAAGTCGCGGACACCTTGTTCATCGCCGGTTACACCCAGGTGATCGACGCAAAGCTGCGCTACCCGAACACCGCACTGCTGTTCGTTGAATTCGACGCCGAGCAGTTCACCAACATCCCGGCCGTGACCGTGAAGTGCAAGGCCCGTCGCTGGCAGGTTCCGAGCAACTACGACCCAGTGTCCCGCACGTACACCGGCGCCTGGGATGGCACCATGAAGGAGGCCTGGACCAACAACCCGGCCTGGATCACCTACGGCATCTGCACCCAGGACCGTTTCGGCCTTGGCCGCCGCATCAAGCCGTGGATGGTGGATAAGTGGGAACTCTACCGAATCGCGCAATACTGCGACCAGTTGGTGCCTGACGGCGCCGACGGTGTTGAGCCACGCTTTCTTTGCGACATGAACCTGCAGGGCAAGGCTGACGCCTGGTCGCTACTTCGCGACATCGCCGGCATTTATCGCGGCATGACGTACTGGGCTCAGGGTCAGTTGGTCATGCAAGCGGATATGCCTCGAGCGCAGGACATCGACTACGTCTTTACTCGCTCCAATGTCATCGACGGCAAAATCTCCTACGGAAGCGCTTCGGCCAAGACTCGCTTTACTCGGTGTCTTGTCAGCTACGACAACCCACTGAACAACTACGACACCGACGTCACGGTCTATTCCGACTTGCCGCTCCAGCGCCGCCTGGGTGACAAGCCGACTGAGATCAGTGCTATCGGCTGCACTCGCGCATCTGAGGCCCAGCGCCGCGCTAAATGGCTGGTGCTGAGCAACAACCAGGACCGCACGATTAGCTTCAGGACCGGCATGGAAGGCCGTATCCCGCTGCCAGGGTTCATCATCCCCGTCGCGGATTCGCTGCTGGCTGGTCGGGAGATCGGCGGGCGCATTGCGGCAGCGGCGGGGAAGGTCATCACGCTGGACCGGGACACCATGGCCAAGGCCGGGGACCGGTTGGTGGTCAATCTTCCGGGAGGGCGGGCAGAAGGCCGCACCGTGGAAAGCGTTAGCGGGCGCAACGTAACCGTGACCATTGCTTACAGCGAGGCGCCGGCTGCACAGCTTCAGTGGGCAATCGACGCTGACGACCTGGCAATCCCTCTATATAGAGTGATGAGGACAGCAAGGACGCCAGAGGGCGACTACGACATCAGCGCTTTGCAGTACGAGCCAGGCAAGTTCGCCAGCATCGACACTGGCGCGCGTCTGGAAGAGCGGCCGATCAGCGTTATCCCGATCACTGTTGTACCGCCACCGGCCAGCGTCACGCTTACGTCGAGTTACGCGGTAGATCAGGGCATAGCCATCAGCACCATGAACATCTCATGGCCCGCTGTTGCTGGCGCCGTCGCTTATGACGTGGAGTGGCGCAAGGACAGCGGCAACTGGATCAAGGTGCAGCGTACTGGCTCGACGAGCGTGGACGTCACCGGCATCTATTCGGGCGCCTACCTGGCCCGTGTTCGCTCGGTGAGCGCTTTCGAAATTTCTTCGATCTGGAAAAGCTCCAACCTGACCAACCTGGAAGGGAAGGTAGGCCTGCCGCCGGCGGTGTCGTTCCTGACCACCACCAGCCTGATCTACGGCATAGGGATTCAATGGGGATTCCCACCAGGTGCCGAGGACACCCAGCGGACGGAGCTCTGGTACAGCGAGTCGCCCGACTTGACGACGGCGGTCAAGCTGAGCGACTTCAGCTACCCGCAGGCCTCGCACGAGATGCACAGCCTGTTGGCGGGGGCGAGTCTGTTCTTCTGGGCGCGCCTGGTTGACCGGACTGGCAACGTCGGGCCGTTCTTCCCGATACCTGGTGCGGTCAACGGGCAGGCCAGCACAAAGCAGAGCGATTACGAGGCGTACTACGACGAGAAGATCGGTAAGGGCGCCCTGTACCAGAGCCTGCGCGAAGAGATCGAGCTGATCACCGGCGACGGCCCGGGCTCAGTAAATGAACGCCTCGAGGAAGCCAAGCAGGAGCTGAAAGACCTGATCGACCAGGTGAACGACGCGCTCGCCTACGACCCGGCAAAGCCCTATCTGAAGGGCGACATCGTTCGGCTTGATCAGCGCCTCTACCAAGCGAAAGGCCCTGTGCCTGTGGGAGCAACGCCGCCCGACGTCACGTACTGGATCGATATCGGCACCATCCTTGAAACGACTGATGCACTGGTGTCTCAGGTCCAGATCATCGAAACGAAGATCGAGGAAATCGACGGTAAGGTGTTGGCCACCGCCACGTCAGTTGAGGCGTTGCGCTCAGCTGCCCGTGGTGATGACGGCGCCGGCGATCTGGCCGACGCAATCAAGGGTTGGACTTCGACGGCAGATCTGGCGGTCGAGCGTAAAACCAGAGCCAGCGAAAACGATGCGGTGGCTCAGCAGTTGCTCACCCTGGGCGCCCAGGTGGGCGACAACAAGTCGTCGCTGACTGTACTGGAACAGGTTGTTGCATCGAACCGCGAGACGTCCGCAGCGCAGATCACCAAACTGAACAGCGATCTGTCTGCGGTCGATGAAAAGGCGAACGGCACTGCTCAAGCGCTGACCAATCTCGACACCAAAGTCACAAACCTGGACGGGAAGATCACATCCCAGGCATCGAGCAATGAGGCGCTGCGGGCCTCTGTTCGCGGGGACGATGGGGCTGGTGATCTGGCGGGGGCGATCAAGGCGTGGGAGTCCACCGCGGCAATCAGCACCGAGAAGAAAGTGCGTGCATCTGAAATCGAGGCCCAGGCCAAAGTTTCGGAAACGCTCCAGTCGAGCATTGGACAGACCAGTGCATCGGTGCAATCGGTTAGCGAGACGGTAGTTCGGCTCGACGGCAAGGTGTCAGCACAAACCACCATGAAGGCTCAAACCATCGTGGATGGGAGGAGGGTGGTGTCGGGACTAGCTTTTGGATCGAACGGCGATCAGTCGGAATTCCTGATCTTCGCACAGCGCTTCGCGGTAGTGAATGAGGTGAACGGGAAGGTTGACCCGATGTTCGTCATCGAGAACGGCCAGGCCGTTTTCAATACTGCAATCATCAGTAAAGCGATCATTCAGGAAATTGTTCTTGGCATGGTGCTTCGTTCCCCGGCGGTGGACTCGCTTGGGCGCCCACTGCTGGAAATCAATATTCCTGCTGGCACCTTCACGTTGCGAAGCGCGGGCACTGGTGGTTCATCGCTGCTCAACAACGACGGATTGACGGTGTTTGATGCAGGCGGTGTTGACCGCGTATCGGTCGGGAGGCTTTCGGTATGACTTTCAGTATGCGGATCAAGGGGCCAACAGGCGTCGTTGAACTTGATGAAACGTCATTCACAATGAGGGTGGTGTACTCCGAAATAATAACTCCTCAAACTTGGGGAGCGAAGTTTATAGATATAGCGATTCCCGGAATCACCCCTCAAAACGCCGCCGCTTTTCCTACGCCAGTTCAGGCAGTCAATTCGCTATCCGACGCGCAGGTAGAGCCAGAGATTCTAAATGGTGCGGTGCGGGTATGGAGAACCATCAAGGGCGATCCATACAATACATCTACCATAACAATTACAAGGCAGCGACTGACAGTCGTAAGGTTTAAATGATATGGCAGAATCGTATGGCCTCATATTTAAGTCTGGTGACGATAATCGAGTGGTAATTGATTCGGAGTATTCGAGGCTCGTTGTTATGTACAAGGGTAGGTACGTTGGAACCGAGGAGGGTGGTAACTCCTCTTCAACCTATTTCCCATCACCCATCACAACCCAAGAACAGCCCCTTGTTTTCATTCGTCCTGATAGTGCAAACGGCATCATTGGCATGAGCAACCTTGAAATATTTGGATCTGCGGGTAACTGGACGGGGTTCAGGGTTCGTATTTTCAATATGTATACGATCAAGCCAGTGGGGCGATGGTTCGTTGCTGGGTACGTGGCCCAGCCATTAGCTATTTTTGGTGTGAGGCTTCGTGATGCAAGTCGCAAAACGATTTTCGATTCAGGTACGCCCGCCGCTCAGTTTGTCAGGGCTAGCAATACTTGGACTTATGCCGGGAGCGGCACTACTGGGCAAGGTGTGTCAATAACGTACTTTAATTCACAGTTTAATCTGAATGAAGACGAGTACATGCTCATAAATAATCTATGTATGCAGGCGGTAACAATTGGCTCTGGTACAGCTAATCGCCAGATTGCAGCTATGTGGAACTATCCAAGCAGAATTCTCACTCTCGGTATGATTGGGGTGCAGAACGCGATTGTCACAGGCGTAACTGTGATGGTTGGAAGGATTGCTCAGTAGCATCAGACGGTATGTTAAATATTAACTAAAAAGTTTTGGGGAAACCTATGTCATCTTGGTTCGCAGAAGGGACGGTAACAGTCACTAACGGCAATGCCGTTGTAACTGGCGTCGGTACGAAGTTTTCTAACTGCCGGTCTGGCGACATGTTTGTCGGTCCAGACAGCGGCATCTATCAGGTAATCAACCCGTCGAGCGATACCTCCGTGTCGATCTCGCCGGCGTACCGGGGGGCCACGTCAGCAGGCGCTGCCTACGGGATCGTTCCTGTTAACGGCTATCCAAAAGCTTTGGCTGATGCGGTCAATCTGATGGTTCAGCAGTGGGGGGCCACGCTTTCTGGGCTTGGTCCGGTGGCGAGCATGACAACCGTTCCCGTTGCAAACGGAGGTACCGGCGCGACTGTGGCAGCGTCCGCCCGTACGAATCTAGGCCTTGGTAATGCTGCTACTGCAACGATTGGGACCGCGGCCGGCAACGTTATGGCGGTTGGGGCATTTGGGTTAGGATCAAATTCCGCGCCGCTTTCGGCCTTTATGCCCAACGTTGGCTTCAGCACGCACGGGACCGATGGAAATCAGTCGCCAGTTGCCGGATCTGGCGGCACGCGTATCACTCAAAATGTCGGTGGCAATTTCTTCAATGAAGTTGTTATTACCGCCTCCAGCGTGGACGCCCCAGTTTTGGCCTACCGTCAATTCGGTGCCGGCGGATCGCCTGGAGCCTGGAATGTGGTGTACACCAACAAAAATACTACTCGTGCCTCCGATGGCACCCTAAAGGCGATCTGATCATGACAAGAGCGGCTATCAACGTGCTGGGCGCAACGGGCGCAACCTACGACTTCGTGACGCAGGGTAATACCGTCGTCACGTCGGCTCGATTATCCACGGGTGTTTATCAAATCACTGGCTGCCTGGGTATGGTCCCATTCCCCCCAGTGGATGACGGCTGGGGCTATACCGTGAACCAGGTTGATTGGAGAGCTGATGTTGAAACGGATTTCTCTGACAATCTTCTGACCGTAACGGTTACCAAGGACGGCCAACCGTATGATCTCAAGCACATGATTACTTTGCACATCCTGGTGCCGGATGCGCCCGTGGTGCAAATGCCTCAACCTGTAGCTGAACCGGAAGTGGTCACTGACGCCTGATAGTCGCCCGAACACCGATGCCCGCCATGAGCGGGCTTTTTTTCGCCTGGAGGAAACCATGCCGACGACCGAACCCCGCGGGGTACGAAACAACAACCCCGGCAACATTGATTACAACCCGGCCAACCAGTGGCAGGGCCAGCTGAAGCCAGACCCTGCGTTAGAGAAGCGCTTCGCCAGGTTCGATACGCCCGAGAATGGTATCCGCGCCCTGGGCAAGCTGCTGCTGACTTATCAGCGCAAACATGGCCTGAAAACTGTGAAGGCGATCATCAGCCGGTGGGCGCCGTCGGTAGAGAACGACACCGCGGCGTACGTGCGCGCGGTCGAAGCGAACACCGGCACCCGGCCTGGCGCCGAGGTGGATCTGGCCCGGCCCGCCGTAATGGCTGGCTTCGTCAAAGCCATCATCCATCACGAGAACGCAGGCTATGCCTACCTTGATGCGGTGTTGGCCGAAGGCGTGCGGCGGGCACTGGCATGACGCCGGTACAGAAGCTGGCCGGCCTGTTGGTGCTGATCCTGCTGCTTATGGCGGGTGCCGCGGGCGTGGCTTGGCAGATTCAGGACTGGCGCATGGGCAAGAAGCTGTCTGAACAGCTATCCGCGCAGAACGCCGCGCACCAGGGCCAACTCGACACCATTACCAGCGAGGCCTGGCGGCAGCAGAAGGCCGAGCAGGACAAGCGCCTGGCCACTGAGCAACAGCTCGCGCTCCAGGACCAACAGCAAACCAAGGAATTATCCGATGCCCAGCGCAACCAGGCTCGCCTGCGCGACCAGCTTGCTACTGCTGATGTCCGGCTGTCAGTCCTCCTTGCCGAGGATCCAGCCAGTGGCTGCAACGTGCCTACCACCCCCGGCACCGCCGGCGTGGTTCATGCAGCCCGTCGAGCCCAACTTGACCCAGCGCATTCTCAAAGAATTATCGCCATCACAGACGACGGGGATAACGCCATAATCGCGTTGCGTGCTTGTCAGGCATACGTCAGGGCTGTGGCCCCTTGAGGGTCCTGAGTTCTGCCAGCAGTCGTTGATTTTCTCGCATGAAGTGATCGCGCTGCCCGGCCACAAGCCTAATACTGAGCACTCCAGGCTCTGTGAGCGAGCCCTTAAGGTCGGCGAGCTCTGAGCTTGCCAGGCTTAACTGCTGATCGGCCTGAGCCTTGCCTTTCATTAGCAGGTCATTCATCTGGACCAGTCCGGCGATATTCGCTCGTGCTCTGCGCAACATGCGCTCTGTCTCGACCAGTTCATCTACGAGGATTGAGCATTGGTGCTTGTACATCTCAAGGGGAGTGGGGCAGCCGAGCCAATCATCGGTGTCCATGTCTACGTTCATAGCGTGAATCTCAAATGCTGTATGTGCGTACAGTAATCGAGGTGTTTCATATTTGGGAGTGGTGTTCGTCGGCAGGACGCCGGTGGCGGGATTTCGCGTTGGAGTTTCTTCCCCAAAACGCAACCGTTTGGACCAATGTTTATTGGGTTTAGAAGAGTCGCAAAAGTTGGTGCTTTTGGTGGGTGTTTTAAGGGTCAAGGCCTTGATATTAAAGGCCTTGAGCGTTTCTTATGCGGCATCCCAGGCTTTGATGCCGAAAAGGTGCAGGGTTTTGCTTGAAGCGGTCAAGGAATTGCCCCCCTTTGGACCAATGAAAAATGAAAGATCACGGATTATGCCACGACCAGCCGGTTTCGGCGCCGCTCGTCAGCATCCTGCGACTTTTGTGCAAAAGCCGGTGCGCGGCTTAGGCGAGTAACATAGCGGGGTAATATGGCACTTCAACGGCCAGTTGTTGCCTGATGTGTCGTTGCAAGTCGATTGTCCGGGAAACCCGCGTTATGCAAACCGCCTACACCGTTCTTATCCTGCTGATGCTGGTCAGCTTTTCGCGTCTGGTCGGGCGCATCATCCCACTGCCGTTGCCCTTGCTACAGATTGCCGCCGGTGCCTTGCTGGCCTGGCCCACATTGGGGCTGCATGTGGCGTTGGACCCGGAGCTGTTCCTGTTTCTGTTTCTGCCGCCGCTGTTGTTTTCCGATGGCTGGCGCATGCCCAAGCGCGAATTGTGGCGCCTGCGTGGCCCGATTCTGACATTGGCGGTGGGCCTGGTGCTGTTTACCGTGGTCGGCGCCGGCTACTTCATTCATTGGTTGCTGCCCTCGATCCCCTTGCCGGTGGCCTTTGCCCTTGCGGCGGTTTTATCCCCGACGGATGCCGTGGCGGTGTCGGCCATTTCTCAGAATCGCTTGCCTAAACCGCTGATGCACATGCTTCAAGGCGAGGCGCTGATGAATGACGCGTCAGGCCTGGTGACCTTCAAGTTTGCCCTGGCGGCGGCGTTGACCGGGGTGTTTTCCCTGGCGGATGCCAGCCTGACCTTTGTATTGGTCGCCGTGGGCGGCTTGGCGGTCGGGGTGGCGTTGAGCTGGCTGGTCGGCCGTCTGCGCGCGTGGATGATTGCACGGGGCTGGGATGACCCCGCGACCCATGTGGTGTTCATGCTGTTGTTGCCCTTTGCTGCCTACGTGTTGGCTGAGCGTCTGGGCGCTTCGGGCATTTTGTCGGCGGTGGCGGCGGGCATGATGCAGAGCTGGCTCGACCTGCTGCCGCGCCAGACCAGTACGCGGTTGCTCAACCGCAGCGTCTGGTCGCTGCTGGAGTTTGCCTTCAATGGCCTGATTTTCCTGCTGCTCGGCCTGCAACTGCCGGACATCATCAAGGCTGTGGTCAGCCACGAAACCACCCTGTGGCCCACCCTGTTGTACCGCTGCCTGGACGTGGTGGCGATCTTTCTGGTGCTGGTGGTGCTGCGGTTTATCTGGGTGCAGAGCATCTGGCGGCTGTCGGGGTTGCTGCGCAGGCTGCGTGGCAAAAGCGCGCTGACCCTGGTGCCGACGGCCCGCTCCTGCTGGTTGCTGACCGTCGGCGGTGTCCGCGGTGCGGTGACGTTGGCGGGTGTCATGTCGGTGCCCTTGCTGCTGGCGCCGGGCCAGGATTTCCCTGAGCGTGACCTGCTGATCTTTATCGCCGCCGGGGTCATCCTGCTATCGCTGGTCGCCGCTTGCATTGCCCTGCCGTTGCTGTTGCGTGGCGTGGAGAAAAGTCCGGATGAGAAGCGCCACAACGAAGTGCGCGAGGCCTGGAAAAAGACCGCCGTGGCGGCGATCCATGCGTTGGAGGTCGAAGAACCCGTCGAAGCCGAAACGCCGGATGCCGCTCAGGCTGCATTGGCCACCGAGCTCAAGGCGCGGCTGATGGCGGAGTATCGTCATCAGTTGGACGTATTCAATGACTCGGCCGAGGCTCAGGCACTGGCGCTGCAAATGGATCAACTGGAGCGCAGGCTGAGGCTCAAGGCGCTACGTGCGCAGCGCCTGGAGCTCTACCGTTTGAGTCGCCAGCATCAGATTGGCGACGATGTACTGCGCGAGGTATTGGCGGATCTGGATATGAGTGAAGCGAACTTGGGAAGTGTTAAGTAG